TGCATCGCATCGGACGGAACCGTGTACGTCGTCTTGTCAATGTTCTGCTTGAGCCCTTCAGCGGCCTGCCGAACAACATCTTCATCCGCAGCACTGATGCCAAGCCTCTCCATGGACTTGGCAACGGCAGCGTCTTGCATTGCGGCCATTTCAGGGTTGAAGGCCATGCCCTTCTTCTGCATTTCAACCTGAGCACGCTTGAGTTCGTTGTCAAGCGACTTGGATTCAAAGTCAAGTTCTTGGGCACGACGGCGTATTTGCTTGTCGTCGTAGAACTCACGCAGTTGGTTTTCGACCATGCGTGCCTTTGATTCTTCAACGCCAATTTCAGACATGATCTTGGCAACACGAGCCTTGGACTCTTCGGTTTCGATGCCGGTCTTGGTGGTGAGTGCCGCGCGTTTGGCCTGCTCCGTAGCGATCGCTTCCTGACGCATTCGTTCAGGTGCGGACAACCCGGCAAGTGTCGCCTCTCGCGTTGCACGGGCAAGATCAGCTCTCTGCTGTTCAGCGTCCTGTCGCTTGCCCGTGAGCCGTTCGCCTTCACGCATGGCAACGTCGGCAAGTTCCTGCTGGCGGGCGGCGACACGGGGAGCAGCTTCACGCTGACGTTCGGTGCGGGCACGGGCTTCGCCGAGCATCTGCTCAGACAGGCCAACCGATGCACCCATCGGCTGAGGACCGACTGCACCGGCGGGCAAAGCACCAGCACGGGCACCCTGCTGCTGCTGTTGGAACTCAAGCGAACGCAGACGTTCAGCCTGTGCGTCACGCTCGGGACCGGCGGGCATCGAGGCGACCTGAGCACGAAGATCCGCAACGTCCTTCGACATGATGTCGGACGCCTGGCGTGCAAGGCTCTGCTCGGTCGCCAAGTTCTCCTCGGGAGTCTTGACGCGAATCGGTTGACTAGGCGTTGCCGCACGCTCGTACTGGGCGAGCTCCTGACGCATACCGGCGATGCGTTCAAGCGGGGCGGTGTCCTCGCGGAACGAGCCGCCACGGGCACGGCGAGCCGCAAGCATGGCTTGCTGCTCGGATGCGATCTGGGCACGGAGCTGGTCGGCTCGGGCGATATTGGACTGGCGGTCGGGGCCAACAAACCCTTGCGGCTGTTGAGCAGGCTGATCGACAGATTGCTGTTTGGGACGGAACGAAACGTCGGGGAAGGCGCGAGACAACGCATCATCTTCACGCTTGATTCCGCGAAGACGTTGTGCTTCACCAGCCAACACATCACGCAAGATCTGTTCGTTCATCTCTCGCGTCAACCCTCGCTCGGGTGGCGGTGCCTGACGCATGGCTTGACCGATCGTTTGAAGTCCGGTGTCGCCGAACATGGCGTCGGAAATGTCCATGCGAGGACGTGCAGGCGGCGGACCAACTTGAGGAACAGGTTGCTTGGCGGCTGGCTGTGTCGCAACCGGCTGCTCAACTTCACGTTCACGCATCCGCACGTCGCCCATGCCAACCCGAGGCTGAGTTGCTTCACGCACTTCACCGCCAACCATGCGACCAAACACTCCCTTGGGCCGGATGGTTTGCGAAGCGGTTTCAGCTGCCGGTGGCGAAGAAGCAGGGATTCCGCCGCGAGCTGGTTGGGGTGGGACGTTAGCAAGTCGGCCAAACAATCCTCGCGGCTGCACAGGGTCGGGATTGCGTTCGGCCATGCGAACGTCACCCATGCCGCTTTGCGGACGTTCAACTTGGCCGGTAGCCGCTCGACGCTGGATTGCCGCGTTGGCAAGGTCTTCAGGCGATACTGCCATCAGGCCGCCGGGGCCACGGCTTCCCTGCACCTTCATTGGCTTTCCGTCAGGCCCCGTGACCGTGATCTTGTTGCGATCCTCAAACGTGGACTGGTTCTTCTTGCCACGCTTGGCACGTTCGCCAGTGATCGCGTCGAGCGGGTTCTGAGGGTCGTAGGCCATTGGTCAACTCCAGGGTTGGTGCATTATACGCCACGCATGGCGACCTGAAATTCCGTTAGGAACTCGCCAAAACGCTTACGCAACAGGGTGATTCCCTCAAACCACGTTTCGATCCACGGGCCGATCTGAGACTCCTTGACGGTCTTGATGCACCCGCATCCGTCGAGGTTGCGGGGCTCTCGCTTGAGTTGCCACGTCAGCAGCCAGCGAAGGGGCTCAGGGACGCCCAGCCACTCGACCCCCGCCCAACGCACCCTGGTGCCGTCGAAGCGTCCTGCGGGGCAGGGATCGGTCGTCATGGCGATGGTCATCACGGCGGACCCGTTGACGGTGCATTGGATGGCCGAGCCGCGTTCCTTGACGGCGTGCGGGCATGTCTGGCACATGGCGGCACGGGTCGAGGCCGAGGTGGGGGGTGTGGTGCAGCCGCAGGTCATAGCAGGTTGAGGGCACCTTGGATGGGCTGGGGAAGCAGGGGAAACGGAACCGGAGTCATGTTTCCCGTTTTTGCGTACCCATTGCACGTCTGTGGGTCGCAGTTGGTTCTAGACAGCGTTTCAATAAAATAAGTGCAAGACACGTCAATCCTGAATCGTTCAAGAAGCGTGTTTTCGGGTGGGCAAAGCGGCTCGTTCTCGGGCCATCCTTGAGGCCTGTGAGAATACACCTCAACTGCGTAGGCAAGCGAATATTGCCCTTGATTGCACGACGCGCTGTGGGTGTACCTGTCGGTGATGATTTTTAGACGGTATGTTCCGTATGCAATGATGCACTCGTAAACGTGACCATACACATCATCGCATTGAATTTGTGCTTCTCCAAACGGAAAGTATGTGTTTGGAGTGTTGAGAATTGCCGGGTAAAACGGCAAGAACCAAAAGCCAAAGCAATTGTCTCTTGGTGGAAGTGGCTGAGAATTTATCCGTTGAAGTCGGTTAGGCCAAAAGAACGGAAAGATCGTGTTGTTGTTGGGGACGTTGTTGTCGTTGATCGTCAAGTCAGACAACACTTCGTCTCTCGACGACAAGCATGTCGGAAGATTTGGATCGCCATCAAATCCGTACACCGTGCGAATCCTCTCAACTCGATAATACCGATCGTTTCTCAAATTCCTTTGAAGCCATGATCCATCGGAGCCAACGGGATCGCCGTTGTCAAAGCATTTGGTGAATTCGTCTTCAATGTTGTAAACAAGCTGTTCGTATTCACGATCTCTGTTGAGCGGTGCGTAGCACCCTGCGGCACAAAACGAATCTGACACGCCTTGATTGAGAAATGTTCGTCGAAAGTGTTGGATTGTCTGTGAATAAGAAGCCCGTCGCCTAAGCACTCGGCCATAGTTGCAGCACACGTTTTTTTTAGGAACGCTGTTGGGAATCAACAGAGACAATGAACACTCTTTATCATACAACTGTGTCAAACAGCATTGATTTGGGTAGCATTGCCTACAACCGCTCCATCCGCATCTGTTGTCCCTGGTTCCATCTCCACGGCTGCAATCAAAAGTTGCAGGCGTTTCGTAGATTGTGTATCCGAGTCGCACCGCTTCTTCTCGTGAAATTCGCCCGTTGCCTAAGTCTCCTTCTCGATAACAGATGTTGTTTTCTGCACCGCGAAACTTGACAAGCATTAATTGCGGAGGATCTACTTGTGGACACCGAGAAGTCAGTGCGTTGTACGCTTGATTGGTAATGGCAAACCTAGGCACCGGATCACAGCACTCATAAAACAAGTGAAGATCCGGTTCGCCCTGCGTCTCACAGCAGCAATCAAGAACAAACTTCAACCCCTGCCCGACACGCTGGGCGAGAAGTCGAAGCTTGCCATTGACTGCCTTCAGCGAGAGTTTCACGATTCAAAGCCACCAGCGGGCATCGAGGCCGTCTGCGATCCGTACGACTTGAGGCTCGTGATGGCGAAGTTGGAGCCGTTCGCGTACTGCACGTACTTGCCGCCCGAGAACTGGTTGAGGTTTGAAATCGTCGCCGAGGTGTACGGCGAGTTGACTGGGGTGATGAGCGAGTTCATGCCGCTCACGTTCGCGGTCGTGATCGTGCCGCTGCTCAGACTGTTGTAGATCGCACCTTCGTTGACATGCAACGTCGTGGTCTGGGCCGTCGTTCCGTTCATGTACATGCGTCCATTCTTGCCGATGATGCGAGCGGTCGTCACGGTGCGGTCAGTGACGGTCACGGTGCCGTACGAGAACGACTCGTTGGCGACGGCGGTGGCCGACGTACCGATCGTGATGCGGCTGGTGGGGGTCATGCCGTAGTAGGCATCGAGTCGAGTTAGGGTCAGGTTGAAGTCAGCCGTCTCGTTGTAGAACGACGTGACCGTGCCAGCTCCCGAGATCGCCCCAAAGCCACGCTGGGCGACAAAGTTGGCGATGGTCTTGCCGCTGGCGACCGAGATGTAGCACCCGTCGCCACTACCGGCCCAAGTGAACGTACCGCTGACAGACTGGAACGTGATGGGCGATCCAGGTGTTCCAAACGACCCGGACCAGCCCGAGGTGCAAGTCACGTCAACAAGATCAACCGTGCTGCCGGGTCCGACCGTGACGTTGCGGCTGCCGGTGTTGAAGATCACGCTGTCTCCACTAACGGGGGCAACGCCACCGGCGTAGTTGGTGGCGACGGTCATGTCGCCGCTTGTCGTTCCAGTAAAAGTCACCGTTGCCATGTGTTTGTCCTTCTGTGGGGCGAGAGATTGTATTCCTTAGATCGTCGCAGCGAGTCTGAACACGTCGTCTGCTTGGGCATCGGTCAGGTTGAAGGCCACGGCCACGGCGGCCACTAGCGGATGGTCGCGGCGGATCGAGACGGAGTACATCCACAGGGTCTCGGCGTCGTCGCGTTCGCCGGGATCGGCAATGCCCGCAAGCACGGCCTGCACGGTGGCGTCGAGCGCGGCGTTCGTGATGCCGTGCAGCCGCCGCAGGGCCACGCGGATGGTCGCGGGCGAGGCGGCGTCTGGCACCGGGTCTGCGACAGGCACGCCCTCGGCCACCACGCCGGACTCGGTGTATGTCCGCCGCAGCACTTCATCGGCAGGCATGTCATCGGGCAATTCCAGGGTGCCGACCACGACGCCGGTGACCTGACAGCGAAGGTCGTGGATCATTCGAAGGTTCCCTTCAGCATGTTGTACTTGTAAACCGGGCCGCTAGCACCAGCCGCACCGTTCGTACCGGCGACGCCAGTGCCGAATCCGGTGCCTGCCGTACCACCCGTTCCGCCTGCTTGACTGATAGTGCCGCCGTTGTTCGTGAAGGTGTCGTAGATGAGCGAGATGAGGCCGCCACCGCCGCCACCACCACCACCGCCTCCGCCACGGTTGCCAGCGGTTGGCGAGCCTCCGTTGCCGCCGTTGCCGCCCAATGCTTGTATCGTTCCATTGGCGTGAAGCACGATGTTCTTGGCGTTGATGGCAACGTGACCGCCGCCACCGCCGCCACCGCCACCACCACCGCCAGCGGTTCCGTCGCCACCTCCGCCACCGCCACCGCCACCACCCGAAGCCGTTGCCGCCAGGCTCGTATAGCCAAGGGCGAAGTGAATTGCAATGTTGTGGTTGGCACGAATGGAAGCAAGGCCAGCACCGGCGCGGCTTGCACCGCCAGCACCGCCTGAACCGGCACCACCAGCACCGCCGGTTCCGGTCGCATTGCTTATCCACGCCGACACGGCCGAAGGTGCCGTTGCCTGCGTTCCTGCGGCTGTGCCGCCAGCACCGCCAGCAGTACCGGCACCACTGCCATATACCGCGATGGCTGAACTGTAAGCAGTGCCCGCGGTTCCGCCCGTCGTTGTCGCGGCACCGTTGCCACCGTTGGTCCCGTTGCGTCGAATGGTTCCGGCACCACCACCACCGGCATCGCCGATGGTGAGCGTTCCGGTGCAGTTGATTCGATATGCTGCGTTGATTTGGCCGCCGCCGTTGATCGTAAGGTCGGTGTAGTTCTTGTTTTCGGTCAGCGTGACGGTCGTGGTGATCGTGGCCGCGCCGTCCGAGCCGTCGCCGTAAACCAGATTGCCTAGCGGGTTGGCAAACTCCAACGCCGTCTCGCCGCTGTTGACTCGCGTGAACTCGAACGCTTGGCCGCTGTACGACGATGGCGTATCGGTCAGGGCGAGGAACGTGGATGCCCCTGTTGGCCCCGTCGCCCCAGTGGGTCCAGTCGCTCCGGCCGGGCCGGTTGCACCCGTTGGACCAGTCGCGCCTGTCGGTCCTGTCGCTCCTGCGGGACCAGTCGCGCCCGCCGGACCCGTTGCCCCGGTGTCGCCCTGCTGTGCGACCAATGACCAGTACGTCGGCGACGACGACGGAATGTTGTTCGTACTGCTCAAGATGCAGATGTACGACGAGCCGTTGTAGTACACCGTGTCATCAACGTCGTATGTCAGCAGCGATGACCATGTGCCTTGCCACACGAAGCCGGGGCCTTGCGGTCCCGTTGCCCCGGTCGGTCCCGTGGCACCAGCCGGGCCGGTCGCGCCGGCGGGGCCGGTCGCGCCGGTCGGGCCAGTGGCACCGGTCGCTCCGGTCGATCCTGCGGGTCCAGTAGGACCATCCGCACCTTGGAACGGAACCTGGGTGACGGTCAAGATCACGCTAGGCGTGACCGGTCGCGTCGGGCTCGTCGCCGCCGCCATGTAGTCCAAGCTGATGTCGCTGTCCGTGGCGGACATGACGATCTCAAAGTAGTCGTTGTCGGCAAGAGTTGCCACGTAGTTCCACGCCATGACCTCGGCGGCGTTGTTCCCCTGAATGGCGTAGTCGGTGTTGCTCCGTGGAACATCGGTTCCATTGATTCGGAACCACACGCTCACATGCTCGGTGCCACCCGTCGTGTGCCGTAACTGGGCACTAAACTGGAAGTTGTAGACGCCGCCCTTGAGCACGACGATCCTGCTCGTGACCGACGTGTCGATCTGAACGCCTGACGCTTCCTCGGTTGTGTCGAACGTGATTGGCGTGGCCGTGGCATTGCCGACAGTCTGGTCGGTGGTCGAGCAGAACACGCCATAGTTGCCGTTCGTCTCGACGGGGTTGGCGACCTGAAGAACGTCGGACGCATCGCCGTAGACGACGACGCGGATGTTCGCCGACGATCCGGTGGTCGAGATGCGGACGCGGATCTTCTTGAGGTCGTGAACGTCGATCCGGGGGTGAACCTTGGCTGCGTAGTACAGCCGTGGTTCGATCAGGGACGACCAGTTCTTGCCGCCGTCAAGCGATGTCTCAACGTCGAGGCTCACGCCGGTCGGCCACGTCGTTCCGGGTGCGGCGAACGTCTGGATGGCGATCGACGTGTACGCCGACACGTCAAACGAGTACCAGGCACGGTTCGTCGTGCTGAGCTCGTTGTTGGTCAAACCCGTTTCAATGGACGGGACGGGAGTGCTCATCGGATCGTTGCTCCTCGCATCATGTTCCTCGCCAGTCCGAGCGGTCTGCCGCCGGGGCCGGGCTCGCCGCACTCGGTCACGGCGTACTTTTCTTGGTCGATCAGGATGAGCGTGCGATCTCGGTTTCGCTCAAAGACCATAATCGCCGCACCGATCGCAAGCGGTTCCTCAATCTCAATCTCGCCGTCGAACGGTCGCCGTGGCTTGGCCGGTTGGGTCGAGATGATGCGGTTGTTGTGATCGTTGATGTTGTCGGCGACGTAGCTGTACGACAGGGACGCGGCGGTTCGTTCGCCAGACACGCCGGTCACGACCCCGAAGTAGAACTTGATGGTGTCGTTGATGATCGCCATGTCACAGTCCCGTCAATTCCTTGCCTCGCGGGTACAACTCTTGGACCGTCTTGATGCGATAGGGAGAGCCGGATTCCACCATGTCTTTTGTCGTGTAGATCGACGCCATCGGCGGAACAAACGGAATGGCAAACGCCTGATTCGGGTAGGTGCCAAGCGGGAAACTTCCGTTTTCCGCCGGTCCACGCAATCCATAATGGGTCCAGAACGTGTACTCGGCGATGACCTGTCCGTTCTTCAACTGTCTCACGTTGCCGTCAACGAACAGGTACGGCGGGTCGTTGGGTCCGATCGGGATCTCAAGCGACGTGTAGTAGTGATTCTTGTTGCGAATGATGCGGTTCATCACGTCATTGATGTCGCCGCCAGCACGAACCGTGAACTTGCGAGTTGTCGGGAACAGCACGAAGTCGAACTGCGGTTCGTCCTTGCCGCCGCGAAGGGTCAGGCCGCGAGATCCCGCGATGTTGTCCTCGGTCCACAGCAAGCGAAGCCGCACTTCCTTGGCGAACTCGGATGAAGTGGAATACAGCGTTCCGATGTCGAAGCTGGCTGGTCGGTAATCGACGCGAACCAGGGTGGTTTGCTTGTCGATGATCGTCTCGATGATCCGCTCTCGGACGATCAGCCCCGGCGCAAGCGGGTGCGGATCGTTGACCTTGGGGAGTTGTGGCACTTCGTCGCTCAACGCCCTGGTGTTGTCAACGCCTTTGACGAGCCACGATTCCGAGGCATAGCCGCCGGTCACGCCGTCCGCAAAGCGATACGAGTTCTCGATGCGTTCTGCACTAGGCATTGTTACGGCCTGACATCAGTTGGCTGTACATAAGAATCACGGTGTCGTTGATTTGTCGCAACAGGTCGGTCATGCGAACCATCGTGGCGAGCATGACTGCCTGGTTCTCATTGTCTTCCAGCGGACTCAATGAATCGCTGCGAGATGGCGGCGTGTACGACATCGGCTGGTTTCTCCAGTCGGGCATGTCGTATCGCTGCGACTCTGGCTGCTTCAACTCCTGAACGTCGTCAGGCGTCTTCTGCCGCGAAGGATCTTGCTGTGATTCTTGCGGCTGCCTTGACGAAGTGATGACGGATACCCGACGTTCGATCTCGGCGAGCTTCGACTCGATTCCCGAGATGTCGATGTCGAACGGAATGACGACCTTTGCCGCCTCGTGCGACGGCCTGCTCGATTCGCCGGGCTTGGTCTTGTCTTCGTTCATTAGGTGACCGTGATGTTGTCAGAAACGGATTCTCCGCAACTCACGAAACCGTATTGTTGTTGGACGGGACCGCCTTCGATGCTGTTTGCCCCGATGCCAAGCGAGAAGATGCGGGCGGGGAACTGGTATGTCTTTCCAGTGTTGATCTGAAGGGTCAGCGTTCCGGCATTCGTGCCGTTGGCGGGAATCGGTGGCGTGGTCGTGCCATTGAAGAAGCCGACAAACGATCCTTGAATCGTGTTGCGACCGAGAGTCACGCGATTGATCAGATACCCGAACGGCGTGGTCGGATAGACGTTGCGGCTGATCGTGGCTTGCCACGCACCAAGGTCGGCGACAACAACGCCTTCCGCACCCGAGAAAGTCACTGAACCCTTGTCGCCTGTGATGTACTGCGGCATGTCAATTGATCCTTGCTACGAGTCGTGCGTTGACGACGGTGTACAGTTCCTTGTTGTTGATCTGCGGCAACCGTTGGACGCTGGTGATGCGTGTGGTCGAGAAACCGTACGTCGATCCCGTCAGCTCTTGCCGGTGAAACTTGAATCTGATGCGGTCGATGATCGCATCGTGATTCGTGAAGTTCGTGTCCTGGTCCGTCTTGACGTGAAACCGAATCTCGCACATGTACGCCCCGGTCTGCGAGGTCGGCCCGGTGGCTCCTCCGAACGGATCCATCGCCGAGATGTTGGGAACCTCGACGTAGAGTTGGGGCCAGTTGCTCAGGGTGCGATCGCCGTCCGGGTCGTCGTAGCGGTAGATCGTTCGGCAGTAAGCGTTGGACGACGTGTTGGCAAAGCCATCCGCGCCGGTGTCGGCGGCAACGACGGCCAGGATCGCGGAGATGATCTCTGATTCCGCACTCATCGGGGCTTGATTCCCACGTTGCCTAGCGTTTGGGAAATATACGGTCTACCACCGTATTCCCTGTCCATCGCATTGCCGGGGAGGACGACCTTTCCGTCCTCGATCTTGCCGCCCAACTTTTCCGCCGCCTTCTCCATGAGCTCCTGCTTCTTGCGTTCAGCGTACTGACGAAACAGGTCCATGATTGCCTCGGTCACATCGCGCCTCCGAGCATGTTGTAGTTGCCGAAGTACTGGGTGTCATTGTATACGTCGCGGATCGAACCTGCGTCCTTGGTGACGTTGCCGATGTCGGCGAACTTGGTCGCCAGCCGCTCCAGCTCGTCCTGGCACCGCTTGCGGAGCTCGTTGCCGTCCGCCCTTGCCTGCCCGTCACGCTTCGCCAGACACTCGCCCAGAACCCAATCCCTGATGATCTGGTGGAACTCGACGGGGAAGAGGTCGAACGGGGCGGTGTCGGTCGCGGAGGTGGGGTCTGCCGGGCCTTGGATGTTCACCAGAGCACGCACGGTGTACGCCTGATCCGGCATGGGGGCGAACTGCCAAGTGAACGTGGTGGGCGTTGGCTGCGTTGCACGAAAGAACATCGGCCTGCCGGTCTGCTCCGAGTTCAGGGTCGCCACGTCGGCAAACTTGTCGGGGTCGGCCCAGAACAGGTGGATGCCGTACCCGCTGGAGTCGGTGTACGTCAGGCGGGTTGAGACGAACGAGTCGAAAGCGATGGCCGGGTCGAACGTCACCGTCCCGTTCGTGTTGAGGGTCATCACGACCTCTCGGCGGCGGAACAGCCAGTCGGCCTGGTTCCACAGGATGCGAACGCACCGAAGTGCCGCCGAGTCGATCTCCGAGGGCGACAGGAAGATCGCCGGGGTGCGGTTGATCGTGACCTGCATCGTCTCGTATCGGATCGTTTGCAGGTTTGTGGAGGCCGCTTGGGTGGTCGGCCCCGTGGCACCGGCATTGTCCTTCTGGAAGGACTTGATGGCCGTTGCCTGAGCCGCCTCGTCCATCTCCTTGAACAGGGGGTAGCGGTCGGGCCGGTACTGCACCGCCATGAGCTTGCACGCCCTAGCGACGAACCAATGCTGCCACACGTCAGGGCTGACCCCTGCCCCGCCCTGGTACCACCACTGGGCGATCTGACCGACCTGCTGCCACGCCAAGAGGGCAAACCCCTTAGTGGGTGGCGACGTGGCGAGATTGCCGTCCAAGGCGGTCTTCTGATCCGTTGTCAACGACGAGTATGCCCCGCCGAACAAGGCGTACGCGATCTGGTTCTGGATATCGACGCTGTATGCCAGATCAGCCATTGGTCATTCCTTGCCGTTTCTTGGCTTCCTCTTCCATCCGCTTGCGGTAGATGTCCTGGTCAATTTTAGCATTGCTCGGCTTGCCGTGCCGGTTGTAGTTCTCGATGGGCTGGAGCTGCACGCCGTAGCCGGAATCCTTGGGCCACTTGACGCACAGCACCATGTGGCCGATCACGACCTCGTTGTGCTGGTAGACCTTGAAACCATGTTCTCGCATGATCCGCCAGAACGTGATGTCTCCGTCGCTCCGAATTCCATTGCTCCATCCGACATTGCCATTTGCGTCCATGCCAGGCGTAGACCAGAACCACGGAGTAGGCATTTCCTCAAACACTTGTCTGCGAATGACCATCAATCCGAAGTGCTGGTAATCAACCCTAGTGATCGCCTCTCGATAATCGCGGTGATACTCAAACACGAGCGGCTTGTCGTCATGCCTACTCATTTGCACCGCACCAATTGCCGCCATCGTCGGATTGTTGTTGATCGTTTCAATGAGCTTGGTCACGTCGTCCGGGTTGAACACGCTGTCGTAGTCGCTGTACAACAAGAAATCGGGGTTGTCAGATTGGATTGCCCCTTGCGTGGCGATCTCGATATCCCTATCCCAGAAAGCCCCGGAAGCACGAATGATCCCGAATTTCATGTGTTGAGCAAGCGCAATCAAACGCTCGCAATGATCGGTGAACGAAAGTCGTGGCTGAGAAAGAACAAGGGTGACGCGAGGGTTTTCAATCTTGGCCCAGTGACGCTTCTTTCCCTGCATGTTCAAGCTGATGGGATGCTTTGTCGTGTCTTCCGCAAATGGCTCAAAATGTTCAACCCATCCAATGCCAACTTGTTGCATGGCAATGCGAAGGATGTCTTCATCAAACACGGCTCCGTGAACATCATCCTTGTCGATGTGTCCTCCAAGGAGATACCGAGACAGGTTCTTCTTGCTGGCTTCGCCCCACGATCCAACGATCTTCGCCATGTCTGGAACGCCGATTCGCATGATTCCGTTGGGCTTCAGAACTCTTGCCCATTCGCCGAGAACTTGAGAAGTCTTCTCGTACGGAAAATGCTCAAGGACGTGTGAGGCATACACCTCGTCAACGCTTTCATCTGGATATGGCAGTTTGATTGCGTCAATCCCATCCTTGATGTCGATTGGCGTGTATCCATCAATCTTGATGTTGCCAGCACCGATGTTGAGCTTGAGCGGAACAGAAAGGGCGACCCCATCGCTGGAATCGCCCCTTCCCGTGTGATCGTCTGATGTCTGCTTCATTGGACAGGATAATACCCTGTCCACTTGGTTAGGCATAGGGAGCCTGGTCGTAATCCTCGATGTAGAGGGTCACGTCCACAAGACCGGCGGTGTTGGTTGACGCGCCGGTGCTGGTGCCAAACACAAATCCGCTGGTGCCGCTGGCATACACGCGGTTGCTATTTGTGAAAGCGGGCTGAAGCGTAATGAGAGCCGCAACCGTGTTGGTATTCTGAACAAAGTTGGTTGCAGAAGTACCAAAGTTGAGCGGAATGCCGCGAGCCTGGTTGGTGGCATCGGTAGTCAGGCCCGGAGTGATGAGAGCCATGTATCCGTTGGTGCCGCCAGCAGGGTTGGAAACAGTCGCGGTTTGCGGCTGAGTGAGCGGCTGCGTGCCGGTCGTGGGGTGAACCATCAACGCATAGCAATTGGCGGTGTTGGTTGCATCGTTTCCGGTAGCAACAACCGTTCCGTTGGTGCCGTTGTTGCTGGCGGCGGGAACGGTCAGCACCTCGGCCCACACGAGACGGGCTCGTGGAGGAAGCTGGGTGTTGAGGGCGAAGAAAGCGGAGCCGTGGACCAGGTTGCACCGCTGGCGAACGGTCGTGGACTTGCGACCGTTGTACCAGCCGTTGCTGATGTAGCCGTTGACGAGCTGATTCGTGGTGATGTTGCGAACAGACATGCGTGAATCTCCTGGCACACTATTTACGGGGTGCCACCGTGTTTACCGCTCGACGTGAGCGGATTAGGTGTTATCAACAGTGCTGAACACGCGAATGGCAGAGCCATCAGGACGCACAAAGACGCACAGAATATCGCTGTTGTCAAGTGCCCGGTTGCTGCCGCCAAGATCCATGTAACCGGCAGTCGTGGTGTTGTCGGTGTTCGTGAACGTGATCGCGTTGCTGCCGTTGTTGTACAGGAACAACAGGCGACCGCGAGAGAACGACGGCATGTTGAAGACCACGCCGTTCGCACCGAGCGTCGTGACAGCCGACGCGGTGAGGTTGATCCACGAACCAACGGCGGGGATGTTGATGAGATTGTTGCTGCCGACCGCGACCGGGGAAGCGGTCACGGGCGCATCAGCCCCGCCAAACAGGTGATTGACTCTCGCTTGAACGCTCATGGGAACTCCTTGTCAAATCGTTGCCGAAACCTTGCCTACGCCCCGGCGTTTCCTGTCGAGGAAACCCGCCATCTCGATCGCACCCTTGCGATTGTCGTCGAGGAACTTCTGCTCCTCGATGTTGCGATTGTATGCGTCCTCGCGTTCCTTCCTTTCGGACTGTCGCTCCTTCTCGACACGGCTGCGGTGTCCGTACTGCAACGCCCTGACAGTGTTGTCGATGTCGTTGCTGTCCAACGCCCAACCGTTGTCGGTGGCGAAGGGAATCTCGCACGGGCCGTGGTCGGGCGTCGCCCCGTAGTACATGAACAGCCCGCCCGTCCTTCGGTTGAAGCAGGCATTGACGCCAGTGCGGGCACTGACGGCACGAACGAATCGAAGGGCACGCTTCTTGTCCGTTGGACAGACGGGTGCGTCCTCGATGCGGCACATCCAGGGGAATCGGTTGTCGAGCATGAAACCCCTCCACAGGCCGTCGCCGAGTGGAGGGGGAGAAAAGGAGGGATGCCGAGATCAGGTGGCCGAGACGTTGAGGATCTGGCCGTTCTTCCACGGCTGGCTGCACCAGTCCGTCTGGAGGGCGTACCAGTCGCACTTCCAGATCTTGCTGAGGCCGGTGTTCGGAGTCGTCTCCGTCACGCGGTACCAGCCGCCCTTGGTGCCGGGCATCATCTTGAGGCCACGGAACCCGTAGTAGAGCGACCGCCACGTCTCGGGAACGATGACGCGGACGGTGTTGGGAACGTGCAGCACGTCGCTGATGACCTTCACCAAGCCGAACACGGGGTGCTGGTAGTTCAGGCCCATCGTACCGAAGTTGGCGAAACGCTTGAGGCGGTTGTCGCCATCGGGGATGTTCAGGAACGACGCTTCCGTGTACTCGTTACGGAGCTTCTGGTGCAGGTCGGGGGAGGTCGTGATGACCACGCCCTGCTCGCTCTCGTCACGGTACCCCATCGAGATCGCAAGGTCATCGACCATGCTCTTCGTCAGGGTGGCCGAGGTCGCACCGGCGCGAGTCGTGACGGGCACCATCCAGCGGTAGTTGCCGTTGGTGATGGACGCACGGTTCACGCCACCGATGAACGAGTCGGTGGTGGTCGGAGCGGAGAAGTACGCGCCGAGCGAGTACATGCCCGCATCCTTCTCGCCGCTGTAGTACAGGACGTACCCGCTGGCGAGGTTCGCGCCAACAAATGCTGCCGCAGAAGGACCACTGTTGCGGACGGAGTTGCTGCCCGAACCGCCAGCAACATACTCCAGACCGATGCTGTTGTCGGCAGGGTTGCTGTCAGTCACGCGGAGGTTCGTGAGAACCGGCGTAGCACCGTTGTACACGTCAATGCGAGTGCCGGGACGGAAGTAGGAGATGCTTCCGCCAGTCACCTTGACGCGAGCACCCGTAGCCGAGGTCGGCGTGGCGGCGGCCTGGTCGTAGTTGAAGGTGTTGTTCTGCTTCGGCGTGTCCGTCAGGGTGCCGACCGAAGCCGTGCGGGAAAGGTGGCGGTGGATCGCCAGCTTCTCGTCGTACTCGGGCATGATCTGCTTGAACATGCGCTCCACGAAGTCGATGATCGAGCCGCGACCGGCGACCTCAAGGTCGATGTCGTTGGTCTGGCACGAGGCCGAGATGTGGCTGAAGTCGCTGTTCGCGGGAGTCTGCTTGTTGAACCGGACCTTGAGGGAACCGGCCTGGAACACGTCGGGAGACGCGAATGGGCCGAGCGGGTCGCTGCCGAAGCGAACGGTGTCGCCCGGAGCGATCTCGACCTGCATCGTCTTGCCGTCGCCCGTGATGGCGTCCATCGAGGGCTTGAAGTACTTGTTCACCACCGCACCGAAACGACCGGGGGCCTCTTCGGTGAACTCGGGGAAATACTGCTGCTGGATGATGGCCGAGACATCTTCCAGCAACCATGCGGAATCATACGGTTCTGCCATGACTGGCTACTCCTTACTGAACCCCACGCTTGGCACGGAGTTGGGCGGCGAACGCCTCAACCTGCTCACGCGAGGGGAGGCCGCCGGGGCGGCCTGACGTTTGACTGGGTTGACCCTGATTGGCTCCATTGCCACCAGGGGTTGATGCGGGGGTCTTGCGAGCCGCCGCACCGAGGGCGAGAGACTGACTTGCTTGCAACTTCGTCGCGGAGTCCTTCAGCCAAGACATGATCTGATTGATGCCGTCCTTGCCAGCCGGTCCCCACATGCCCTTGAGGGGATGGTCCTCGCCGTACTGGTTGCGGACCTCGCTGTACTTGCCAATCGCGGCATACCGAGCCAACTCAAGCATGGCCTCGTTCGCGTTCTCTCCGATCGCGGACTTCAGCTTCTCGGGGACGAACTGTTCGTACTCGCCGTCGATCGCAGCATCATGCTCGCGTTGGGCCGCGTTCCGAATCATGTCGGCTTGGGCCTTCGACAAACGCTCTCCGACAATCGCCTCGATATCCGCCTTGGTCAGGTTCTCGGGGGAACCGCCCGACTGGGCGGCGACCTGCGATCCGAACATCTGAGCAAGCTGAGTGGGCTTGATGCCCTGCGAGCTCATCGTCTGGTACAGTTCGCCGACCTCCTTGAGTTGTTCAGGGGTCTTGATGCCGTACTGATTACCGGCATCGAAGTAGCCCTGCATGCCCTTTGCACGGGACGCTTCCCGTTGCAAGCGGGCAAACTCGTTCTGGTCAATCTGCGGTGAAGGACTCTGCTGCATCGCGGGTTGCGGGGCCGTGTTACCGGGTTGCCGAGCCGCATTGCCAAACTCTGACATGTAACCATTCCCTGACCGGCCGCATTATTGCGGGTTGTGGTCGGGTAATCTTAGGCATCAGGCCGCACCCGAGATAACGTCAGCCAAGGTGAGTTGCGGCTGCTCCTGCTGCATCTGTGCCTGCTGCTGGGCTTGCATCTGCTGGACTTGGAAAGCCGGGTCAGCCGCCAGCTTCTCCTGCACTTCCATCTGCTGCTGGGCCTGAACCGCCTGCGAGAGTCGCATCTTGGCTTCGGGGTCGAAGGCGATCCGGCGATCGAACTGGGCACGGATCAGGACGCTGAGGCACCAGGCGTTGTATTGGCCGAGGGGCATGGGCATCCACTCCTCGCCCATGACGCACCTGTTGACGGCCTTCTCGATCTCCTGCCGCATGTACTTGTCTTCGGGCGTGAGGGCCTGATCGAGCTCGGCCATGCCACGGGCGTACGTCGCCGGGGTGATCGCCTGTGCGGTCAACGCCGCCGTCAAAGTTGCACGCCGCTCGTTGCTGCTGGTGTAGCGGACGCTGGCCTCGTCGAGGCTGACGCGGGCCACGGGTTCGGTCGGGTCGGCTTGCAGCAGGATCATCAAGTCCTGCTCGTCGAATCCCTCGGAACTGAGCATCGCCAGCGTGCCAGCCGACTGCTCCTGAACGTGCTTGATCTGCGTGCCGAGAGCGACGCCGAGGATCTGCTCGTACGCCTTGATGTCCTCGGTCGTGCGAATGCCAAGAACTCGGTCGCCTTCGTTGAGGAGCAGGCTGGTGGTCTGGAAGGGAACGTGGCTCTTGGAGCCGCTGCCGACGTTCATCTCGGTACGGAACGTGTCGTTCCGCATCTTCATCGCCGAGCGGTCGGCGAGCTCAAACAAGGACGGCTGCGGGGCCGAACCCTGAACAAGCTGCGGCGGCATGATCGACTTGTCCATGCTCGACGGCTGACCGACGATCAGGCCGCCGACCTGGTTCGTGAACTGCGTCCGCCAGTCTTCCTTGCTGCCCTTGACGCCGAACCAACGACTGTCAACCACGAACTGCGGCGAGACGAACTTCTGCAAGTGCCGGAAGATCATGGTGTACGTCAGGTTCAGCATGTCCTGACTGTCCATGATCATCGAGACATCGCTGATCGACCACAGGCTATTCGCACGGCGGTTGCCATGGAGTAGCACAAACGGCAAACCGTCACCGCCAAACGGACTAGACGTGTCGCCTTCATTGATCCAGGTGATCTCCTTGTCCTTCGTCTTGACCGCGATGTAGTACTCGCCGAATCGGCCCGTCTCGTCCTTGCGGTGGATCTGATAGACGATCGCACCCTTGGTGGTCGAGTAGGTGCGGTACTTCTCAAACAGGCGGGCGTTGCTGAGCGTGCTGATCGACTGCTCGTACGGGGTCAACTGCCCGACCGTGCTCATGTTTTCCGCGTCCCATTTGACCTGCGGGTACACGGACCTGAGCTTGTCGATCGTCCACACGTCGTAGTAGATCACGTACTGGTGCTGCCGAAGATCACGCGACGTGATGTACGGGTCGAGGATGAACCGCACGGGATGCACGTCGTACGCGAAGATCTCCTTGCTCGGCACCTGCACCGTCTGTCCGCCCATCGTGACCGGTCGCGTCGTTTGCCGGATACCCAAACCGATACCGTACACGCCAGCGATGCACCGGCGAAGGTTTGCGTCTTGGGCGACTTCAAGCAGGTTGCTGTGCTTCACCGTCGCCGAGATCGTGTCTTCAAGCGTCTGTGCGACGACAGCCGCGCCCACGCCATGATCTCGCACGGGCGGCTCGACCTGGGCGTCCAGTGCAGTCGGGTATGTTGCCGCCGAAGCGACGGTGACTTTCTCGGTGACATGGTTGTGCGTCACTCTCAGCGAGGGAAGGTCGGGGTTCCAACGCGCAAGAAGCCGTCCGGTCGTCGTGTTGACGAAGCGGTCGAAGCCGATCGACTGGATGTACTGGATGCCCTCAAAGTAGCACTCGCACTTGCCGACGATCTGGGCAAGTTGCGTGCGGTACCCGTACGCGGCTGACGACACCGTGTCGATGAAGGCGTGAAGTTCCTGCTTCGTCTGGATGGGAGGCATGTTTCACTCTCACTTGTTCGGGTCGCCGCCGTGCGGCGGGGGACCGGCCTCGATGATCGCGTTGATGTCGTACGTGTCCTCGATCGGGGGCGGAATCACCGGGTTCTTGACGACCGGCATCGCCTGTTGGATGTCGTACTTGCGATGGATCAGCTCTCGGTTCGTGTCGCTGATGGCGAGCGACGATTCCGCGAACATGCTGGTGAGCGACTTCATGGTGATCGAGTGACGCTCCGACATCTCGTTGATGGCGTTCACCATCTTGTTCATCACGAACATGATGATGGCCCCGCCGACAAGCACGACGATGCTGGCGGTGATGATGACGGTCGCAACGATGAACTCGCTCAATCCAGACTCCTTTCGCCAAACCACTTCCAGTCCTCCGCTTCCTTCTCTCCGACCGGCGGCTTCTCGTACTGCTCAAGCTCGCTCGTCATGCGTTGGTTGCGGACCTGATGAAACACGCCCATCGACACCGTGGCCTCTCCACCCGCGACAAGCGTGCCTGATCGTAGGAGATGATTGACCAGTTGTGTGAGCGCATCGACGCAATGGTCGTCGGCTGCATATCCGAAATCGAGGAACTGCTGGTAGAACGGCTTGTGCTTCTCGTCCTGCCCGACCTTGCCATCGGACATGAGCACGCCGGGGAACTCCACCAACGCCGCCAACCCCTGAAGCGAGTTGTCGATCACGCCCGCACATTGCTTGAGCCGCTGCTCCTTGTTCTTGGGGCCAGGGTCGTGCCGCACCGCCTCGATTCCCCATTTGTTCTGGAGGATGTCGGCGGTCGCCGAGAACCCCGATCGCGTCTCGATGTGGACCTGATAGACCGGGTGGGTCGAGGCGTAGCGGGCCACCGTGTCGGCGAGCTCGACCTGGTTGACGCGGATCTCCTTGTAGTCGATGATCCTCGCCTTGTACACGTACCCGAACTTCGCCTCGCCGTCCTTCACGGTGACGGTCGGCACTTCGCCCACGGCGACGTACAACAAGCCTGCCTTGTCGCTGGTTTCCTTGTTGGTCGCGGTCGGGTCAACCGTGACGTGGTACGTCGCGGAAGCCATGAAGTCCTGATGCACCGGATCGTCCGGGTCGTAGTACGCCAGCTTCTTGATGAGGCGGGCTTCCTCGGTGATCGGGTTGCCCATGTAGTTCGCCGACCACAGGGAGATGTTGCAGTTCATCTCCTGGAATCGACGACGCAGTTCGCTGGCGGGGAAGACCTCGGGCCACAGGGGGAAGAACGGCGGCGACGACGAAGGCCCGCCCGTGTACTGCTTGCTGCACAGGTACAGGTCGCTGCGGTCGCTTGTCTTCCACAGCCGGGACAGGGCGTCGTCGTGGTGCCAGAACGTGCCGATGACGATCCTGAACGTGTCCTGACCACGCTGGCGGGTGCCGAAGGTGCCCGACAGGATCTTGAACCGGCGGTCGCGTTCCGTGGGCTGATCCACGTCGGACTGGGGCACGATGTCGTCGAGGATCTGGATGTTGGTGTCGGCACCGAGCTGGGCCGACATGATGCCGGTCGCCGTCACCGTGGGCGACTTGGTTCGTTCCGGCAACTTGAGACGCATCTTCGTCTTGTTGTTGTCGCTCTTGTCGAGGACGTGGTGCCACAGCGACAGGTTGCGGCGGCCCGCAGACGTGTCACGCTCAAACAACCGGGCGACGTGAGCCTTCTGCTCCTGCGCCTTGTCCGCGATGGCGTGGATGTACAACGCCTGCGTGTTCGGGTTGAGGTTGATCTCAAGAGCGAGGTAGTGCGAGGCGAACTCGCTCTTGCCGTGGCCGGGCGGGGCGATGAGGATCACGCCCTTGTTGGGTCGGCGACCGCGAAGGTGGATGTGACCCTCGTAGTAGTCGCACCCCGTGCGGGCCTCCCAGGTATCGACGGCGAAGCGGAGGTGGTGCTTGCCGAACCGATAGATGTTGGTCTTGAGTCCCTTGTCGGTCTTGTGCGAGAGCGTCGAGGACCGACCGACGTAGATCATGTAGCGAAGGATGTGCGTGGACTCCCACGCCGCTTGCAGTTTTGGGGAGTCACTGATCTTCTTCTTGATGCTCGGGGGAATCGGGTGCTTCGCGTATTCCCTCAACCGCTTGACCCGACGCAGGCGGTTGAGCCACTTTTTTCCCCGCTCTATCTTCTCCCTCGCGCTGGCTGCGATGCGATCCTCGATCAAGTGAATCGCGCTGACATCGCCCTCGACGAACTCCTCGATCGCCTTGAGCATGATGTCGAGCTCTTCGTCGGTGTGCTCAAAGATCGAGTCCTTGTCGCCTTCGTCGAGAAGCCGATTCACGGCGGCGACCATCTTGTCGCCTTCGCTGCGGGCGTCGGCGATGCTGGCCGCGTCGAGCCCGGCCATCGACGCCTCACGCTCGATCATCTTCGTCAACGATTCGACGTTGAACGGGATGGCACCGCCACGCTTGACCGCCGCCTCGGCCACCAGGTTGATGTGGGCGAGCCGGATGCGGTAGTGCTCGGGGTTGACTTTGCCGCCGATCTTGGACGGCGGGATGTCGGGCAGATTGAGTGCGACGACCCAATCGGCCTGCATGTCATCCGGTAGATCCTGCGACTTCTTTGCCATCAGATGATTCGTGAAGGCGTGATGATGAGTTGTGAGCTGCCCGGAAGATCCTGTGCCACAAGACCAACCATGATTTTGCGGACAATGCCGGTCCTTGGTGATGATCGCAAGTCGATCATTGGTCCGATGCCAAGAGTCTTGATGGGATTTGACGCACCGGTGACGGTGATCGAGTCATAAACATATCGACCCCCGCCATTGTTCAGTGCCGTTCTCCTAAATCCAGAACTCATTTCAATCGTGATATACTTGGTAACACCGATGATCGCGTTCGACTTGTTCACGTCGCAATCGACCCACGCGACACCAACGGTCACAAGGTTTCCGCCTTGAAAATCGCTGCCCGACATTGAAAATGCGTGATGACCTCCAGCCGCATTGGCGAATCCGGCGTCGGTCGGATCAAGTGTCAACATTTGCCACGAGGCAAGATTGTCGGATACCGAAAGGAGTTCGATGACATACGAAGCCATATCACAGAATTCTGGTCGGGGTGACGATCACGGTGACGGTGCCGCCGCCGCCGCCAAGCGTGGTCAGGCCGATGAACAGACGACGCTTCGGCAGGTTGACGGGCGAGGAACGAAGGTCGATCATCGAGCCGATGCCGATGGTGCGGACGATGCTGCTGCTGCTCGACGCCGCCGACACCGCACAGACGTATCCATCAGCGTTGTTGGCGAGATTGGTTCGCCTGGTTCCCGGCGTGGCGGTGATCGTGTCGATCTTGGTCACGCCAAGACCGATCGCGGTCTTGTTGGTGTCGCAATCGACCCACGCCAAAGTCAGCGTGTGAGCGGTGCCGGTCGCAGACGCAATGACGCTGATGTCAATTGCCTGATGGCCCACCGCCGGATTGACATATGAACCTTCGGTGTCGCTGAGAACGATCTCTTGCCACACGCTACCGGCGGTGGTGTTGCCGATGTCGCTGCTTGCGGCGGTGAATGAAAATACGTACCCTGCCATGGCTTCTCCTTATGCCTTCATGTTCTGGGTTGCGAGATACCGAGACACTTCGACAAGGTTCTCGGATGTCTCGACCAGGTGCTTTGCGATGATGGTCTGCGACTCGGCCACGCGGTTCACCGCTTCGCTCGTCTGCTGGATCGAGCGAAGCGCGTCGGCCATCTTCGTCGCCATCTCCGATTGAACGTCCATGAAGGGTTTGACGATCTTGCCCCACGCCAGTCCCGCCACGACCACGACGGCGACGACCGTGAAGAGGACAATGCTTTCCCTTGCAATACCCGAAAGACCCGTTTCAACATCCATGGCGGAACCTCACAAATTCTGGACCTTGTTGATGAAGCTGACGGCCTGCGGACCCTGCCATTCGGCGATGGTCTTGCCGTTGTCCTTGATGGCCTTGGCGACATCGGGCGAGATCGTCTTCAGCACGTCGATCGAATCGACGATGCGGGCCGCGATCTGCTCGGTGTTGTCGGCCTTCTTCTTGTTCCGCCACGCCGCCGCCAGCCCGATCACGCCGGTCAGCAGGCCGCCGAAGGTGGCGACGCCGGGGATGCCGGTTTGCTGGGCGATCTGGCCGATCTGAGCCGCGTTGTTGAGCCATGCGGCCTGACGCTCCTCGGCCTGCCTGATCGCCTCGGCGGTCGCCTCACGCAACGCCGTCGCCTGTGCCCTGGCCTTCTCGACCACCTCGTCGTGAGCGGCGGTCAGTTCCGCAAGATCAATCTCGGCCTCGGCCTGAATCCTGGTTGCCGCTGCCTTGAACTTGATGTCGGCTGAGCGAGCTTCCTGTTCCTGCTCCTTGGCAAGCCGATCGGCCTCAAGGATCGCCGTCGATGCCGGAACCTTGATGTCAGGGTTTCGCGGCGACGGAACCTTGGGCTCGCACCCGGCAAGGAAAAAGGCGGCGGCGAGGCCCGTGCAAGCCATCGCCGCCGCTGAGGAGGAAGTGCTCGTCATGCGACAATCGTAGTCAACTGCTGATAACCTCGACGTTCCACTGTCCCTTGGTCTTGGTGATCGCCTTGACGACGAACTCGGGGTACATCTCGGCGAAGACCTTGACCTTGACCCTCGCGTCGTCCTCCCAGAATCCCTTGACCTCGTGGAACTCAATCGTCCCGTCGCTCTGCATGACCATGAAGTCCGGGGTGTAGAACGTCTTGTCGGCGAGCCGGAACTTGACGGACTCAAACCGGTGGAAGACGCCGCACAGGAACGCCGAGTACTCGGCCTCCAGCTTGTTCATGCGGCCAGGATCGTGCTTGACCCGACCTCTTGCTCGTCCTCGTGGTCGCATGGTCAACTGCCCAATGTCAATGATCTCCGTACCTGACGCGGAGTCTTCATCTCGACGATGTGCCTTCGTTCGATCATCACCAGCGAACGAAACCAGATGTACGGCAAGATTCCGCCTTTGAGCCATCGGTCAATCGTCCTAACAGAAACCTTCTTGATGCGGGCGGCTTCATGCCGACCGACGTATTCGTCCAAGTTCATGCCGGTATTGTAGTCATCGCGTCCACAGAAGTGCACATTCGACCAATCGTTGCAGGCCGCGTTTCGTGCCGCCCTGCTTGTACCACTGGCGGATGTCCTTGGCATCGACCGGCTCGATGATCTTGATCGGAACGCCGAGCGGGGCCAGGGTGCGAGCGGTCTTCTCGGCCCCGAACTGGCCGGGGCGACAATGCTGGCAGAACTCGTCATCGCAGAAGTCGCACCTGCCGGACTTGGCGTCCATGTCCGCGACGATCACGACCATGGGCGGCTTGATTCGCCGGATCATGGCGAGCAGCATGTTGTTGCCGCCCGAGCACGACGGCTTGCCGATGGCGGTCTTGCCGAGGCTGATGAGAGCGGCAGCGTCGGTCGGTCCCTCGCAGACGTAGATCACTTCGTCAGCCTTGATTGACCCATAGAACAGTCCTGTTTTCGACCCGTACACCGACCACTTGTGGCCCTCGCGGTTCCTGAGACGCACGCCGATAATCTGGTCGTGCTCGTTCCGCATCGGCCATGCGTAGGTGCCTTCGCAGTATTGATCTGCCCGGCCCGTTGACAGGGCCAGTAGGGCATCGACGCTCACGCCGAGCTCATTGGCGCAGGACTGGTAGTCGCTCTCGGCCATGGCGTCCCAATACCTTTGCATGATCGACGTGGCGTCGATCGGTGGCGGCTGGGTGGGCGACCACGAAACATGGTGCGAGCATGTCTCGGCCAGCTTGTGCAGGAACCCTGCCTCTTCACTGACGAGTCGGTGGCTTGGGACGCGGGGGCAAATTGCCGCCGTTCCGTCCTTCGCCACCAGGCACCAATCCGGCTTGCCGCACACCGGGCACGGCTTGCTCTTGCTGACCCTGATGAATCCTTGCGGCCTCATGCAATGCCCTCGCTTCCTCGACCGTCACCATCTCGTCACGGAACGCATACAGGTACCGGCCCGGACGGATCTCCTGCCTCAACGTGTTGACCGGCACGACCTCAAAGTCGCCGAACCCGTCGCTGCCGGTTCGCCTGACGACGCGGACGCGAATGTACGCCACGTCACCGTTCTTGATCGGGCGGTTCATAGCAGGTGTTCGATCGCCTTCTCAAGTGCCCGAACCCTGTCGGCGACATCCTCGGCGTGAGACTTGATCCATCGCCGGTTGTCGATCGTCGCCACGTTCGTCAGTCGGAGAATAGCGTCAACTGCTTCGGAACCTCGCATGATGATCTTGGCTCTTTCATCCGATCCAACGCTTTCCTGGTCGCCTCGTTCAATGCAATCCACTCGTTCTCTCCGTACCCAGTGAACAACTCACCATCCACGCTGCATCGAGCGTAGAACTTCGGTCGTTTGGGCTTGCGGTTGACGATCAACTCAATCATCGTCATCGTCATCGTCATCGCAATCCCACTCAGGCTTTCTCGGTTCAGTGTCCGCGTGCGATTCGTGGCCGATGCACCGGTTGCAATACGGCTCTTTCGGCGGCTTCACTGTCGTCCAAACGTCGCGTCCGCATCCTGCACACGCTTCAAGTCTCGGCCTCATTGCCCCGCTCCAAGATCACTCCCTACTCGCTGATCCTGTTGAGCACATTCATCTCGTTCGTAACGGATTCGGCCTCTTCGACACGACGCTGCAACGACTCGTCGTCGTCCTGCTCAGCATACCAGAACGTACGCCATGCACGCACCTCTTTCGCCAAAATCTGCAAGTCCCTCTCCATCTGTGCGATCCGTGTCCGCATCGAGAACGCTTCCGATTCCGACGTGTTCATGGGACTCTCCAAAATTGTAAGGTGCAAACCGATTGTCTACTTATGCGGACGCGAACTTCCGGGACCAGTTCTTGAAACGGTCTTGGTTCAGCTCCTTGAGCGTCATGTTCTTGTCGGCCCCGGCGGCGAGGTGCCTGAAGCCGACCAGGCCCTCGTCCCGGCGACGGTACTCCTCTTGGAGCAGGGCACTGGCTTGACTGCGGGAAGTGACGTTCTTGGTCGGAATGCCCGCTCTCGCCAACGCCTGCAACTGGGCGACGGTCGGGACTCGACCACGGTTCCATTCCCGTTCACGCTCGGGGTGCAGGTCGAACACGTCGAAGGGATCGACATCGTGAGCGGTGTACTTGGCCTTGGCGAGCACGGCGGCACGCAGCTTGGCACGCTGTTCTTCCTTGACCTCGACGACCGCCTCCTCCAGCATATCACCCATGTCAACGGCTTCGTCCGACTCAGCCGCCTTCTTCTTCGCCCGCTCCACCACTTCGTCGCTGTACTTGCCACCCAGAACCTCGGCCGTCGTGACGAGCTTGTGGCGACCACTGTTGCCCACGAAGTCCAGGATCTCGACGTGGCTCTTGGCCGACGTGGAGATCGCGTGGCGACGTTCGTGCGGGGTGTCGTACCCGTCCACCGTGCCCGGCAACGGTCGCGTTCCCCGACCGATCATCTGGGCGTAGAGACTGCGGCTCTTGGTCGGGCGGGTGATCGCCACGATCTCGATGCTCGGGTCGTCGAACCCCTCGGTGAGCACGCCGACGTTGACGAGGAACTGGAACCGACCCTCGGCGAAGTCCTGCAACAACTGCCGCCGCTCGACCTTGGGCGTCTCCTGCGACACACGCCGGGCCGAATCGGGCCGGTAGCGGTTCAGGATCTCGGTCATCCGCTGGGCGATGTGGAAGTCGTCCTCGTTGTCCTCGGTCTTCTTGCTGCCGGGGGTGGCGAAGACGATCGTCTTTCGGGTGCCCGCAAGCTCGATGATCGGTGCGATCATCGAGTGCAGGATCTCCTCGTTCGCCTGTGCCTTGGCGACATCGGCTTGGTTCAGGTCGCCCGCCGTGGTCTTGGCGTGGCTGTAGTCCAGGCCCTCGATCACCACCAACTTCTGCCGGATCGGGACCAACCAACCGTCCTCGATGATCTGGGGCAGTTCGTAGTCGAACGCCACCGTCTCAAAGATCTGACCCAACGCCTGCTCATCGGCACGGTCGGGGGTGGCCGTCACGCCAAGGTGCTTGACCTTGCCACGGATCATGTGCTCGTACACCTTCTTGTACGATTCGGCACAACAGTGATGCGCCTCATCCGTGATGACGAGCGAGAACTCCTCGGGCTTGAACCGCGTGACCCTGCCGGTCACGAGGGTCTGGACGCTGGCGGCGACGATCTTGGGCTTCTCAAATCCTTCCTCGTCCGACCGCTCGATCGCCATCTCGATCGCCGGTCGGTAGCCCGTGATCGCCTCGATCTTGTTCGCCGCCTGGCGGATCAGTTCCTCGCGGTGGGCGATCACCATGACGCGGCCTTGCTGCATGTAGTGCTTCGCAAGGTGGGCGAAGCAGACGGTCTTGCCGCCGCCCGTGGGAAGGACCACGAGGGTTGACCGGCTGTTCTTGAGCTCGTCGATCACGTTATCGACGACCTGCTGCTGGTAGGGACGGAGCTTCATTCCATGCTCTCCATGTTTGACATAAACAACGGCGCATCAACAACCTTGCTGCTTTGATACGTTGCTGGTCGCGTTGCCTTTCCAATCCGGTCGTGAGACATGCGAATATAGTCGGGATTGAGTTCGCATCCAATGTACTTTCGATCCAGTTGCAACGCCACGGCCCCGGTCGTGCCGCTGCCGTTGAACGGGTCGAGGATCGTGTCGCCCGGTCTGCTCCCGGCCATGATCGCACGCCTCGGGATCTCAGTCGGGAACGTGGCAAAGTGTGCTTCGGCGTATGGCTCTGGGCCGAGGTGCCAGACGTTGCGTTGGTTGCGGGTGGCAACCGGATTGTCTGACCATCGTTTGTTGAACCCCGTGTACGTCTGCTTCCCAAGAGCATCCTGCTTCTTGCGTGAATCAGGAACCTTTGGGCTGTCAAGACCGTTGTTTTTGCCGCCAGCGTGAAACTCGCCACACGGTTCCTTCACCGCTTCCGCGTCGTAGTAGTACCGCTCGCTCTTCGCCAGCAGGAAAATCGGCTCCCAACTCGACGTAGGCCGGTCGGTCACGCTCTCCGGCATCGGCGACTTCTTCGCCCAAACGATCACGCTGCGGAGCCACCACCCATCGGCTTGCAATGCCAACGCGACACGCCAAGGGATCATGCAGAGGTCTTTGGGCTTGAGGCCGGACGATGAAAGGCGATTCATCTTCGACCCGTTTGCAACTCCGCTCATGTCTCGGTTGCTTCCATCCTTGAACCCGCCTCCATTGAACGATCCTACAGGGGTATTCGCGTAACTGTCCCCCAAGTTCAACCACAGCGTCCCATCGTCACGCAAGCACCGACGCACCTCGCGGAACACCTCAACCATGCGGGCAACGTACTCGTCCGGTGACGGCTCCAAGCCGATCTGTCCGGGCACGCCGTAGTCACGCAGTCCCCAATACGGCGGGCTCGTCACACAGCATTGCACGCTTTCATCGGGGATCGAACGCATTGACTCAATGCAGTCACCTTGCATGATGAGATACGCCATTCCATGCTCTCCTCATCGACGACCATTGATGACCGACAGAATCCACTCGATCTGGCGTTCGCGGAAGAACCGCGTCTTGTTGCCCTTCAGGTACTCGTACAGGTATGTGCGGCTGAGCGTCGGCAAGCTCTTCGCCAGCTCGACGCGATCCATGCCCGACTTCCTGAACTGCTCGATGACGTACTTCTGGATCAGCCGCTTCGGCGGGTTGCGCCTTCCGATCTTCTTGACAATCACTTCCTGATCTCCTCGGGGATGTTGTTGTAGACGTTCTCGATCACCCAACCCTTGCCCTTGCACGCCTTGCACCCCTTGTGGCTCGGGTACGGACACTTCTTAAACGGGATGGCCCACTTGATCGCGTCCCGCACGTTCTTGAGATCGACCTTGATCGGCGACATCTTCAGGGCGTGACCCTCATCGGTCTTGCTGATCTCCTCAAGGCGTGCGGCGATCATGTTGATCGACTTGCACAGACTCTTGAACTCAGCCCCGATCTTGAACGCCGCACGCAGACGCTCCTCGATGTCACGCTCGTCGTCGGTGAGGATCGGAGCGTCGATCTCGCCCTGGTCGTCATCGACCGGATCGGGCATCGGCTCGGGCGTCGGCTGACGCTTGGGCGGAACGATCTCGCGGATCGCCTCCTCCATCGTCACCTCGCCCTCGATGATCTCGTGGATCATCTCGGGCCGCTCCTCGGCCACCATCTTCGCTTTGCTGATCGTCGTGGGGCTGACGTTGGCGACCTCGGACATCTCCTTGATCGTGGCCTTGTCGCCCATCATGGCGACGGTGTAGGCCGCACGCTGCGAGACGGTCATGTGCCGCCGCACGTTGCTCCGCATGGCGAACCGCTCGGGCGTGTCACCGTCCTTGGGGGACCACTCGACGAAGATCGGATCAACCCCGGCCTCCAACGCCGCCTGATAGCGGTGCCGACCGTCGATGATCTGCCCCTCGTAGAGCACGATCGGGTAGGTTTCGTCGAACCCGCTCTCTCGCATGGATTCGACCAACTGCCGATATTCGTCCTCGCTCATCGGGGGAGCGAGCAGACACAAGTGATGAAACTGAAGAGTCATAAACCCTGCCGCCCCGGTCAAGGGTGCGGCGAGGGTAGAGGAGAGACACGATCAGAACGGAATGTCAACCGCCAGGGCGACACGGTTCCAGTCCGCTGCGGTCTTGGGCTGGATCTCCTGCACGGTGTTGAGCCAGCCCTCGTTGCGAAGCTGCTCGTCCGTGGTCTTCTTGCACCAGTATTCCCATGCCGAGTTCTCGTCGTGGGCGACGGTGTTCTCGTTCTTGGGAACCGGAGCCACGGGCTTGGGCGGGGTCGGAGCCGGGGGCTTAGCGGCCGGGATCGCCGACACGCCAGCGACGTTCCGGTACGCTGCGGCGAACCGCAACGCCTTGGACTTGTCAACCGGGGCGGACTGACGCTCGCCCCAGTACGTCCACTCCTCGTACCACTTGCCCTGGTACTCGGTGTGCTTGCACGTCAGCCGCACCGGCTCGGTGCGGGTCAACCTCGGGTTCTCCCAGTCGTTGTTGAACCCAAGATCCTTGAGCCGCTGCATCGTGGTCGCCTCGGTCTTCTCGGTGAGCCACATCTTCGCGTACTTGGTGTGGCCCTCGACCTTGAACCCGACCTCCATGAACGGCGTGCCCTTGCTCGTCTCCTTGAACGCCACGCTGTCGGGCACGCCCCTCCACTCGTTGCTCTCGTTCCAAAGCTGATCCCTGCTGTTCGCCATCACTGGTTCCTTTCCTTGAAGACATGCTGCATGATCTCGCCGTAGACCTTGCGTGGGTCGTCGCCGAGAACGATCTCCGGAGGCATGTCGTACCCCGGCTTCGCGTCGTGACTGTCACGACGTTGAGTGTACACCACGCGATCAGTGCCGCCGATGCCCTTGGCTTTCGCCAACTTGTTGACCTGCTGCGTGACGGTCAAGAAGTTGCCGAACCACACGCAATCGGCCCACGCCTTCACCATCGACCAAGCGAGCGGGTCGATCTTGCACGAGAACCGATCGAAGTCCGTGCCGGTCGGGTTCTTGAACTTCTCGATGTAGGAGTGACCGAGCAGCACGATCATCATGCCCTTCGCGTTGAGCACGTCGAGCTTCTGAAGCATGCGGGTCCACTCGGTCAGGGCGACCTTGGGTCCGCGACCGAACCCGAGGAAACCGCCGTCGCCCGGATCGCCACGGAAGTCACGCTTGATGACTTCCTCGTGGCACAGACGCTCGTAGGCCGAGAGCGAGTCGATCACGATCGTCTTGCGGTCGTGACCCTGAATCGCCAACGCATCGAGCGTGTCGAGGAACTCGGGCCACGACCCGATGTCGATGACCGGGGCGGGATCGACCAGGCCCGCGTCGAGGAGCCGCTGCGTGCCCTTCTCGTCACGGGCGGCGAGGACCACGGGGTTCGGTGCCCCCATGCCGAACGTCGTCTTGCCGAACCCCTCGACCGCGTAGTACACGATTCGGGGGCAGGGCGTGCTGGGCTTGCGGGGCGTGAGGTCCAGCATCTTGACCGGCTTGATGTTGCCGGTCGGCTGGAACGGCGGGGCGGGTGGCTTGGGGGGTGTCATTCGAGCTCCTCATGGATCTTGGCGACCTGCTTGAATCCTGGCGGAACGCTGTCGCCTGCGCTGATTCCGCTGTGGCACACGTCGAGGTAGGCGCATCGACCGTAGGCAAGGCAGGCCGCCGTGTTGCGGGCCTTGCGGTCGTGTTCGTACGCCTGCTGCATCTCCTTCATGCTGTCGATGATTCCGTCCCTCCACTCCTGCAAGTCGGAGTCGAGGCGGGGGATATTGTACCTTGCGAAGTACTTGTCGGGGTTGAGCTGAATGTCGGTGTAGAGGCGGTCGTAGTAGTCCGCCGCCGACTCGTCCTCTTCGCGTTGGTTCGCGTAGAGCTTCCCTTCCTTCGTGTACTTCCGCGACTCCTCGGGCGTCGCCGAATACGGCTTGATGCCCGGCTTCTTGATGATGTCGTAGAGCACCGTGTCGATGCTGAACCCCATCGACTTCGCGGCGATGACGTAGCCGCTGATCTGGTTGTCGATGCGGAGGCGGCGAACGTAGTCGCTGTCGGCGGCGATGTCGTCGCTCGCGGTCTTGGTTTCCCTGACCGCGACCTGCCCGTTCGCCAGCTTCACGATGCCGTCGATCTTGCCCGCAAAGACCCGCTTCTGATACGGGATCTTGAGCTCAAACTGACGCTCGACCTCGATGTTCTCGACCACGCGAAGGTGATCCGGCCCCTTGTTGATCCAGGTGTCGAAGTAGCCGTTGAGCAGGGCGACCACCTGCATGTGCTCGATCTCGATGTCGCGGGGGTTGCCGACCCCGGACCACTGGATGCCTTCGTAGTAGTCGCTGACGGCTCGGCACGCCTCGCTCGGCGTGTGCCCCTTGGCGACCATCTCGATGCCGTAGTGCATCATCGAACCGAACCGCAAGGCGCGACCCTGCTGCTCAGGCCGCACGCCGACGCGATACGAGTAGTACTCCTTGCGTTGGCAGGTGCGGAACGTGGCGATCTGGCTGTTCGTCAGCCGGTGTGCGTCAGGAAACTGCGGCAGTTCCATTGTCTTCCTCCCTTCTGTTCTTGTTCTTGGCGTCCGAGCGAACGATCGCCCAGCTTCGAGGTGCCTTGATGGCGATGCGGATGCCATGGGCATCCATGTTGTGAACCTCGATCGTCTCTTTGTTGTCGGTGATGGTGACGTGTTCGCCCGCCTTGATGGCGAGAAACAGCATTGGACTTCTCCATGTCATGCACGCGAGCATCGACGCGATGCGTGCGGGCAATCCGTTGCGTAAACCCCCGATCACGGCTACGCACCGTGCCGGGGGTGGGGGTTGAATCAGGACAGGCCGAGCAGGTACTTCGTGCGGTTCACGGCGGCCAGCATCTCGTCGCGGATGTTGGCAAGCTCCGTGTCCTCCTCCTCAAGGAAATCGTTGACCTCGCCGCCAAGGTAGTCGGCGATCTCGTCGAGATACGCCTTCGTGTCGGCGTTGCTCACGTAGTTCCTGGCCTTCGCGTCGAAGACCTCGTTGGCCTTCGGCACCTCGCCGTAGCGACCACTGAAGACCTCGACGAACTCATCGACCAGGCCGTCGAGCGATTCATACAACTTGCCCAACGCCTCGTGCTCGGCGAAGCTCTTGGTCTGCCAGTGAAAGACGCGGATCTGGTTCAGGATTGAGAGGAACTTTGTCATGGCCGATTATATTCAATCCCCCGAACATCCCTCTCGGGATGTCGGGGACCACCACTTGCAGGAGCTTCGGTTGAGTGTACCTGAACGCCCCTCTCGTGTCAACCCATGTTGACAGGATTTTGGGACGTGATTGCGGCGAAGTGCTTTGCGTGCGGGCGAAGGTAGTACTGCGATGCGACCGCGACCGTGTGCCCCATCCAGTCCGCGACGGTGCTGATCGGCACGAGATCCGCCCAGTCCATGCCGCAGCTCTTCCGCAGCGTGTGCCAGGGTGCCCCGTCCCACGTCGCCACCCTCTTGAGCAGGCGACCGTATTGACGGTACCGTAACGACCCGCAGACGTACTTGTCGTCCCCCCTTGTCGGAAGGTACATTCGCACGCGAGGATCGAGGGGAACGACGCGGCGGCGTCCCTTTGTGCCCTCCTCGCACCGGCCCCAATCGTCGGGCGTGGGGTGAATCACGATCGTCCCCCCTTGCAAGTCAACATCGTCCCACTGGAGACGGAGCACTTCGTTGACGCGGCAACCCGCCCACCTTGCAACGGCGATCGCCCCCCTTAGATGCTCGCACTCGACCCCGGCGAGCACGGCCTCGACGCTGGCGGCGGTGACGTACTCCCAGTCCTTCGGGCGGGCGTTGTGCTTCACGCCCAGGTTGCGGGCGGGGTTCTCCGCGATGATCCCCAACCGCACCGCGTATTCCATGGCGGCCCCGATGTACCTTCCGTGCTTCGCCAGCGTCGCCCGCGTCAGTCCCTTGGCCGCGCCCCCCTCAATCATGCGGAGCACGTTCGCACGCTTGACGGCGGCGACCGTGGCCGTGGGGGGCATGGTGGCGGCGAGCATCCCAAGGGACACCAGGTGCCCGGCGACCGTGGACCGGCGAAGCTCGGGCCGCTTGTACTCGGCGATGAATCGAGATAACAGCATAAACCCCCGTGCATGCCGGTAGGCATGGCGGGGGTGGAAGGGGGACGATGATTCAGGCGCGAACGATTCGCGTGCGGCCGTTCGCGTACTTCACCAGGACGCCGTGACCACGGGCGGCGAGGGTGTCGCGGGCGATGAAACCGGGGAGAATGAATCCCCCCTCGATCAAGTCGGCGACCGCGAGATACCCCCGGCGGTCGATATCGCGGGCCAACGTCGCGGGCACGCCGTGGTGAACGTAATACGTTTGGACGTGTGACGCCGTGCAACGATCATCATGGGCCGCGTTAGCCCACACGAGCAGGGTTGTCATTCGATGCTTCTCCATAGCACGGCGGCCCCATGCCACCGATAAACGCCCCCCGTCCCATTCAAGGGGCGGGGGCGTGATTATGCGTTCTCGGCCTCAAACTTTGCCCACTGTTCGGCGTTGGCCCAGCTCACGCCCTCTTTGCCAAACAGCTGTTCAATATCGGCATCCGTGTGTGCTTTGCCACGGTACCACTTGAGCACGCACGGCCGACAAATTCCATAGCCGGTATCTTGGTTCCAATGCTGTTTGTGGCGTCCGGCGCGACCGCCGCAACAATTGCAATTCAAGCTTCGGGTAACGCCCATTATGATCTCCATAGCCCCACCTTGCACCATGCAAGGGGTGAATCGCCCCCCGTCCCGGTTACGGGGCGGGGGCGTGACGCTTACACGATCCAAGTGCCGAACCGGTCAACGTAACGAATCCAGGCCGCTTCATCCCAATAAACGTGATTGACGGGCGGGGGCGGAAAGCGGTACTTTCCGGCACGGTAAAGCTCCACCTTCTGCGATTCGGTCAGCGTCTTCATGATGCTACTCCTCGGCCCCCTTGCACCATGCAAGGGGGAAAGCGTCCGCCGTCCCGGTTACGGGGCGGCGGCGGCGTGAGTGTACGTTTAGGCGTTCGCGTACCCCCGTGCCGCGTTATACTCGGCAAGCATCTTCATACGCGAAGAGTGAACGCGGCACGCGCGGACCTTGCCGAGCAGGGCGGCACGTTCGCGGAGTAGATTGTAGGTTGCACCGTCAAGCCAACCGCCCGCCTTGCGTTCGCGTAGGCGTTGCACCGTTTCGACCAGGGCGGCGGCGGCCGCCCGGTACTCGGCCGCACGTGCGGCCGCCTTGCCGCCGTCGTCGGGGGGCGTGACGCGGGGCACGTGGTCGCCGACCACGATATCGACCACGGCGATACGGTTCGTTCCGTGGTTCTCCCCACCACAAACACAATTGCAATTCGGGCCGGTCGCCGACGTACACCGCTCGTCACACGGGCAACGCTCCCCTGGTTGAATCAGGGAGGTACCTTTCACTTGCCCCAGCTCTTCAACGTCGCCGCCGCACGTGCCGCACGTGCCCCACGTCATTGCCCCCCTTATAAGGGGAGCGGCCCCCCTTACGGTACGGGTGAGCGGCAACCGCTCGGGCGTTGCGGACACTGACAAACAATCGGCGCACCGGTAGAACCAGCGGCCCACCTTAGAAGACTTGCACACGATTAGCCCCTTTCCATAGGGTGCGAACCCCCGCACGTTGCAGGGGGTGAATCGTCGCGGCCGGGTTCCCCCGTGCCGCGACGGGGTTAGGCGCGGGGAATGAATGACCAGGCGTAGCGGCCGCCGTCGATGGCCGACGCGAAGAGCTCAGCTTCGGGATAGTACTTGTCCCACCCGAGCACGCCGATAAGCTTCTCCACGGCGGGAACGTGGGCCGCCGGGCCGCTTTCGTCGTGGTTGTAGTCCGCGACAACCCGGTAGCCGTTGCATGTCGCCACGACGCGGGCCCCCTTGTAATTCGTGGGGGGGAGGTACCGCGTCACGATAGCAACGCGGCACGAATCAGTACGAATCTTCATCGGTTCCATCCTTTCCGCCCACCCTCCAGGGTGGGCTATTGAGAGAGAGAGAGAGAGAAAGAAAGAGAGAGAATACCCCCGCGTCGCTGGTGGGCGGCGGGGGGTGTAGTCACGGGGTGCCCAGCTCGGCGGCGAACGCTTCCAGCTCGGCACGGCGTTCGGCCATTCCGCCCGATCGGTCCACGGCCCCCGGGATCGGGTCCGTTTGGGACACGTGGAAGACGTAGGCGCGTCGCGGGATCATGCCGCCGGTACGCTTCGGATCCCCTTCCTTCGCGGCAAGGGGGATCCACGTGGTTACCGTTACGCTCTTCTCGCCCCGGCGGACTTGCCGCCCAAGAGCTTGCCACGCGGCGTAGGTGAATACGTCTACGCGGGGGGTGGCGTCGATGCCGCGTTCGGCGAACGCGGCGATAACTACGCCGTCGTTATTCGACGCCAACCGCGACGTAGCACGCCCAAGAGCTTCCAGGGCGAACGCTCGCCGCTCTTCTGGGGTGTACCGTTTACGCTTCATAGGTATCCGTCCTTTCCGCCCACCGTTCCGGGGTGAGCTATTGAGAGAGTGTACGCCCCCCTATTGTCAAGTCCAGTAGACAAACACACAAAATTGTAGAATGCGGACGCGGGGGTATTGAATCGTCCCCCCTTGCATCGACGATGCGCCCCCCTTGCACCTACGTACGGGGGGCCGACGCGGGCGGGCGAACGTCTACCTAACTACGGGTTAGGTGGGCGTTCGTTCGGGGGATGATAATATCGGGCGAACCCGCTAGGGTTCGGCCGATGGGGGTGGGTGGGGGTGGGGAAGTCAGTCGATCACGTCGGCGTACGCCCCGATGCTTCCGTCACGCCAAGGGCCAAAGTCGGACGTGCACCACGAATCGGCCTTCATGCCAACAATGCCCAGGGCTGACTTGATGCGCCGAACAATGATGGCGTCGGAAGTGCCGTCGGGGAATTCAAGCTCGATGACGCGCGCCCAGGACGCGTTTTCGCTCCATCCGAATTCGTCTCGCCAAAGATCGGCGACCCGTGCACGTACTTTCATCGCTAATTCCTTTCCGTAGGGGGCGAACCCTTGGACGTTCCAAGGGGTGAATCCTGCCAGAATCCGGTAGGGTTCGGGCAAGGGGTGGGGGCGGGGGGGTCGGTCAAGCCGTTTCAAGGCGTGTGAGCTTCACTTCCCAGACCTGGAGGGCCTCGGTGTCGATCGGGCGGCCGTGCGAATTGAACCCGCACGTAGGGCTGTCCGTGTCGATCCCGTAGTCTTTGACAATGTGCGGGTCGTTGGTGTCAAGCTGAATCGTTGGCATGTCGTCTTCGGCCGTTTCGTACGCTTCTTCCCATGAGTCGGCCAGGATGAAAAATGCGGGCGGGTCGAAACAATCGGCCGCGAATGCGACGAACAGGCGCGCCTCCATGAGGGAAGGGGAATAGAGAATGTCTCTCGCCTTGTTGCCGATTACCTTTACCCTAGCCGACTGATCGGGATAGGTAGAGCTGATGTCGCTCAAGTGTTCGGCGCGCGAATCCCAAACGTAAATCGTTCCGTCTCGCGTACCTTCGATCCGTGCGATTTCCGTCTTGTCATTCGTGAAGTCGGATAGGTCTGGGCGTCGCTCTTTGTTCCGTTTCATCGGATCCTTTCCATAGGGGGCGGACCCTTGGACGTTCCAAGGGTGAATCGGCCGCGACCCATTCAAGGGGCGCGGACGGGGGGTCGGGGGGTTTACTTCGAATCGGTGCGGGCGGCTTCGTCCGTGGCGCGGGCGTTGCGCTCTGCTGCGTCCTGAGCTTCGGGGTCGATGGTCGGGCGGTCGGTCCCGATATCTGCGGGGCCCAGGCCGTCGAAGGGGTCGGACAGCAGGAATTGATCGATATGGGGGCGGGTGCGATTCATGATCGAATCTCCTCAAATATTGAAAGTGCGGGCAAGGAACGGAACGCGAATCATGGATCGGGCGGCGGGGTCCATGGCAGCGACAATGCGCCGAAGATCACGAATCATCGCGCGGGCATGCCGTGCATCGGTGTCGGACTCGTCACGGGCCGCGGCCTGCAAGTCCACCCAATGCCACAATTCAGAGACGATGTCGGCCGATGTCGCGACCGATTCGGGAGTAGCTGCCCGAATCATGTCGGGGACCACAGCGACGCGGGCGGCATCGATCGCTTCCATGTCGTCATGGATGCTCCAACCCGATTCCAGGTCCGAACGTGACGAGTCAAGAATGGTTCGCAGTGCATCTATGGTCGGGAGCGAAAGTTTCATTGGTTCCTTTCCTTGGGTTGGGGCCGACCTACGGGGCCGGCGCCCGTCTACTGAAGTAGACAGTAGCATCGGGCCGCGACCCCGTCAAGCTTGAACGCTACTCGTACCTTCTAGGTGGGCGGCGGTCCGGGGCGGTCGATCGGGGTGGTTCGATGACGATGCCCCGGCGGCGGGCCTCGCGTTCCAGGCGTCGACGTTCGGCGCGAATCATTCGTCGATATAGATGATCCAGGCGGAGAGGGGAGAGGCGACGCCACAGGGCGGAGAGCTCCCGAGCTTCTCTTAGGGTTGCGTCGGTCAGGCGGACAGGTAGGTATAGGGTTCGATCGGCCACTACCCTTTAATGGTACGGGGGGAAGTGGCAACGTGGGTGGACGGTTGAACCCTTCGCAAGGGTCCGGTCCATCGTCCATCGACGACCAGGCACAGCTTCACCCCCAGCGAATCGCCCCGCCGACGGTGCCAGAGTCTACGTCAGACTGTGGCAAGGGGGTGCAACGGGTTGCGGCGTGCCGCTCTAGGTGGATCGGGTGGGGTGGGGGGGGGCGGGCCGTTGGTTCGGGATTCGACCGGGAAGATGTTCGGCCGGTCCGGGTCACGCCGCACCCACCCCCACATACCCCCCACTCGCACCTTTCTTATTGTCCCCTCCCAAAATTCCATTGCATTTTTTGGAAGTTGCCCTTACAATGTTCCTGTTCATTGACAATCAAAGAATCCGAACCGGGGTTTGGGTTGCGATCCTTTGCCCTGCCGAAGTAGTTTACTCAGGCGAAAAACACGCAAACGTAGATGACGCACAAGAGAGCTTACAAGCTGGCTGCTTGTAGGACTAACCGGACGATGCTTACCGCATGCATCGGTGCACGACCCCTCGTCTCTACCCATCAATAGCGATGAAAATCCAGGCAACGCTGGAGAGCGACCTGGCCGGTGACAAATAGTTTGGCAAACCGCTATCGGGTAATGTGTAAGGGTCTGGTTCGGGTTCTCCCTATGATGGTACTAGATACTATCAATAGGACGGGGCCGGAGTCACCGGATAAACTCGCGGTGCGCCCATAGGTCGTCCACACAACTAGACAAAACCAAACACTCACCAAACAATGTCGTTTGGTTGTTGTTAGCGTGACTCTACAATTTTGTAGAGTTGACTACGTTGGTGGACATGACTACGCTCTGTCCATGAATCTAGACGTGCGTTCGGATGAGAGTGCGGAGCCGCACTGGTACATTGGTCACGGAAAGTTGAGCGAGATGGATGAGGAGGGCCGGAAGGTCTTTCGGGAGTTCTTTGCTGAGGGGTACTCGCTCAAGAAGGCGGTGTCCTTGATGGTGAACCAGACCAAGTTTGAGGATCAGGACTGGGAGCTGGTTGAGATGCTGATGCTGTTGATCGTGACCTGGATTCAGAGCGGGAAGGAGAAGCAATGACCAACGAACCGTGCAAGACGATCGTGCAGGAGATGGCGTACACGGCGGGCTGGAGGGCGTACCTTGCGGGCGAGTCTTTGCCCGGCAAGGCGGTCGCCGAGTTCGTGCTTGGCTACCAGGACGCGAAGTACGCTGAGTGCGTGGTGGGCCGAAAGATCAGGTGGAGCGTGAAGGAGGTTGCGTGAAGAAGTTGAAGTGGAAGGTTCAGGAAGATGACCATCAGCGGTGCGAAGTCGCCAGCGTGAAGCTGACCGATGGTGTTCACTACGAGGTCGATGTCATCGAGGGCGAGGATTGGGTTTGGAACGTCGCGGTGACCTTGCGTGACGGGACTTGGATGCCGCTCAAGCAGGGCAAGTGCCGCGATCTCGACAAGGCAAAGGCCAGGGCTGAAGCGTGCGTCATGCGTCTGGTTGACAAGGCGATCAAAGATCTTCAGAAATGGAGGCACAAGTGAACAACGACAAGACCGGCGGACCAGCGTTTCCGGCAACATTGCGAGGCGTACACAATGCGGAACCTGATTCGTGGCACATGGTTCCGGGATCAAACACATTGCAGGAGCGCACCGTGACTGGCATGACCCTCCGCGACTACTTCGCGGCGAAGGCGATGCAGGGCATCATCGCTACGTTCGACGACGATATAACGGCGATGCCTGAGCAGGTGGCTTGCCTGTGCTACAAGATTGCTGACGCGATGCTTGCGGCGAGGAAGGAGGACAAGTGAGCGACACCGACAAGGACAAGATCATCGCCGTGCTGCGTGCCGAGGTGCTTGCGTATCGGGAGTGGCAGCGGACGAAGTGCGACGACAACGCATCGTCACTGGACCATTGGCACGCTTGCAAAGCTCTCGATGCGGCGACGTTGGAAACCGACCGCACGCACGCCCTCGACGCGGCGAAGTTTGGAGGTGCGTGATGGCGTTTGAAACAACGATTTGCGAAGAATGCCCTACTCCGATTCAGTGGCAGCAGTTGCGGAAGCACTACCTGTTTCTCATCAACACGGCGTTGGACGTGCGTGATGCCAAGTTGAAAGAGAAGGACGCGACCATCGAACTCATCGGCGAGTTTGCATCGTCGTTGCGTGCGTTCTATCTGGCGGATGATGACGACAAGATCAGCGTGCGTCAATACAAGAAGATGGCTTCCCGCGTGAAGCGTGCGGCGACGGCGGTGAGCAAGAGCATGGATGCGTCATCGGTGATGGTGCGGATGGATCAGAAGTTTGGAGGTGCGACGTGACCGACACCGACAAGGACAAGATCATCGCCGTGCTGCGTGCCGAGGTGAAGGCGTGGCGGGATGCCGATGAATCAAGAGATGAAGAACAACTGCCGTGGGATAAGGCACAGGCCATCATCAAGGCGGTGATCGCCACCGACGCCGCCGGGGCACTGGAGAACAAATGAACCACGCACCCCTGCCTTTCCCGATCTACGTCAACGTCAAGAACCGGCTTCTCGGCTTGGCCGACAACGGCACGACCCGTGCCCTGTGGCACGGGATTCACTCGCACCCTGGTCAGGTGGTCATGTGTCACCTGATGCTGGAAACCGGGGCACAGTGGTCAGGCATGCCGCTGCACGGCATTAGTGACACGGAGACGTTCTGCTCGGCTGACGAGGCATGTCCGTGGGGGGCGATGGGAGAACGCCTCACGGTGACTCTAATGCCCTACCTTGAGGGTCTGGAGGTTGCGTGCTTTCACTTGGATGGGGTTGGTGGGCGGCACACGGGTCTGGTCGTGGACTGGGTGGACGGGTTTGCGAAGGTGTCTGCGGAGCACAAGCCGCTCAATCTGATCTGCCTGAACGATGGGCCGTACACCCTGCTTGAGAACAACAAGTGCCGGTTCTTCGACAGTCACTTCATCAAGTCTGACGCCGACCCGCACAAGGTCGGGTACAGGCGGAACCGGGAAACGTACTGGAGATAATCATGAGCAATTTGATGCATTGGCTGTCGTACGGTGCTGGCGTCAACTCGACGGCGTTGCTGGTGGCGTTGATCGAGAAAAAGATCGACGCACACCCGTTTCGCGTGGTGTTCAGCGACACCCAAGACGAACGCGAGGAAACGTACGAATACCTGTACCAACATGCCATGCCGTACGCTCGCAAGCATGGCGTGACGATTGAGGTATGTCGTGGACAAGAAGGCGTGCTTGAACGATGGGAACGCTTGAACGTGACTGGAAGTCGCATCAATCGTGCCTGCACCGATCATGCAAAGATTGTTCCGATCGGCAAGCACATCAAGGCGCACACGCACAAGGACCTCAAGGTGATTCAACTGCTTGGCATTCATGCCGATGAGCAGCATCGTGCTCGGCAAGGTCAGCAAGATAAAGACGAAAAGCGATGGCCGCTGATTGAACTTGGTTGGGGACCAGAAGAATGTCGTGAGGCAATCATTGCTGCTGGACTGCCTTTGCCGGTCAAGTCCGGGTGTTGGCATTGCCCGTTTATGCGAGTCAAAGAAGTCATTACACTTTCGATTTCTGCTCCATGCAAGTTTGAGCGCATTGTTCGGCTTGAGGACAAGGCGGCAGAAGTTCGTGGTCAACGCTTGAATCAGTGGGGAAACAAGACGGCTCGGGAATGGCGTGACGGTGGTCAGTTGTTTGCCGATGCCGCCAACGATCTGCCGTGTGCCTGCATGGATGAATGATGGAGGTGAGCTTGGAACTGGTAGTCAATGGGGCGGCGGTGTGGAAGTGCAACGAGAATCACTACGTCGGGCTTGTGCCGTGCGTGATCGTGGCAATCACCGAGAAACGGGTGAAGGTCGCGGTGTTGTTGTCGAACGGGAAGTTGGGGATGCGGTACGTCGGCAAGCATGATCTTGTGCCCGTGGAGTGTCACCGTGAGGAATCGGTGATCCTGAACATCAGGTGCGATCTCAAACTCAGGGAGCAGAAGCAATGAACATGCTGTTGGCTGACGGGTTTGAAGATGCGTTCATTGGCGTGGCGGTTTGCAACGGGAACCGGTGTGCGGTGTACGACCAGGCGAAGTGCATCGAGATCCTGATGGAGCGGGACGGCATGACTCACGAGGATGCCGTCGAGTACTTTGATTACAATGTGCTCGGCAGTCTTTCGGACGAGGTTGACGCGACGATGCCAGCGTTCTTCACGTCCATGACACTCAATGAAATGTTGGAATCATTGTCGGAGGAAGAATGAGCGACGACTACAGCATCAAGCCGCGTCGGGTGTGCAAGTCGTGCGGGACCGGGTGGATGGTCGAGATGCCGCACTACAAGTGTGCGACGTACATCTGCGACTACTGCCACTCGACCAAGACATACCCTAGTGAGCAGATGCCGAAGGGCTGGTCGTGCCCGAGGTGCAACAAGGTGTACTCGCCATCCGTGCCGTCATGCACGGACTGCAACAACAAGGGCGAGGGTGCCGACTAAGGAGTCAGCCATGGCGAAGAAGAAGCAGGTGAACCTGAGCGTTGGTCGCGGCGAGAAGTTGCCGGTGTCGCAGGGTGCTGGCCTGACCCAGAAGGGCCGGGACAAGCACAACCGCGAGACTGGATCGAACCTCAAGCCGCCGACCAAGGATCCCGAGAACCCGCGTCACAAGTCATTCTGTGCCCGCAGTCAGCAATGGGCTGGCGAGCGTGGCAAGGCCGCACGCAAGCGTTGGGGGTGCAAGTAACATGGCAAAGAAGCAAGGTCTGTATCACAACATCAACAAGCGCAAGGAAGCCGGTACGTCTCGCCCGAAGTCGAAGACGACGATCGACGAGAAGACCTACCAGCAGATGAAGAAGGGCTGGGGCAAGAAGAAGTGATCAGGGTGCGGCCTGTGCCTGGTTCACCTGCTCGATCTGCCTGCTCGCCCACTTGGGCACGGTCAGGCCCAGTCCTTCCATCTGATTGAAGAGCCGCAGCAGTTCGATTCGCTTGCGAAGCGACTCGTCCTTCTGGCTCTCGCGTTCGGCGATGCCAATGCGTCGTCGCAACGCATCCACGCGCTCGTCGTATTCCCGCTGCAAGTTCTGCACACGACGTTCTTCCTCGAACGGCTGCAAGCGTCCGCCAATCGCAAGGCGGCTGAGGCCGAGAACAGGATCGTCCTCAAACGCACGGATGAGCGGACCACCACGCAACGATCCGATGCCGAGCTCGCGGAACGGGCGGACCTGACTGAGCAAGTATTCGGTCGGCGTGATGTCGCCGCCTTCGCTGCTGATCGTTCGCTTGGTGAAGAATTCCTTGCGTGCTCCGAGCTCCAAGATCGACTTGGGCACGGGGTTGAGAGCGTTGGTGACGTAGGCAAGCGAGTCTTGGAACGCTCCCCAGCCAAGGAAAGGCGAAGCCAGGAACGAAATCGCGTAGGTGGCTGCTTCGGTGGGCAGGGACGACGTAAGCGTCAGGGCACGCCTCGTGTCCGGGTCCGTGCCGATCTGGAAGGCAAGCTGGTCACGAATCCACGACGGGCGTGCGTTTTCGGGCAGGTTTTCCTCTCCGTTGAACGACTCCTCCAACGCCTGCTTGACCTTGGGGGCGACGGCAAAGAACTTGGGGTTGCGGAAGAACTCCCTCACGCCAAGCACGCCGCTGTGCTTCATCCAGTTGTAGAATGGCATCATGCGGCGAAGGTTGCGGTCGGTGCTCGTCACGGCGGTCATGTCGAGCATCTTCTCGCCGATCATGCGTGCCGCCGAGGCCGCGTCGTAGCCGTCTTCCAGAAGGCAGAAGTACGCCGACACCTTGAGCCAGTTGTTCGCCAATCCGTTGACGTGCGCCCAGCCCTGCCACACTCGTCGCACAAGCGTCTTGTCGAACGCCGCGTCGATGACGACCCTGGCTTTTTCGCCGGTCATTTCGGGCGACACGGCCTTGGTTTCCGCAACGCTCTGCCTTGCCGCTGCGACGGTTTCCTGATACGCCCCGGCCATCTCGGCACGAGCACCTTGAACGTCGCCCTTGGCGAGTTTCTTCATTGCCCGAATCATCGAGTAGGCGTACGGGTCCACGTATTCGCCGGTGTTGCGAAGTTGGCGTGACGTTTCCGCGTGACCGGCTGTGTCGATGATCGAACCAAGCTGGGAGGCCAGGTGCTCAAGGCCAGTCTTGCCTTCAATGGTCATTTCCTTGAGGGCTTCGACATCGCCTCTGGCGACCGCTTGCGTGAATTGGAAGGTGTCCTTTGCCTTGCGAACGATTCGCATGGGATTGATTCCCATGTTGGCGATGAGGAACAGGTTGCCAACGATGTCGTTGATTGTCCATGACGGGTGCAGAAGCGTAAAGATCTTCCAGTATCCCGAGATCTTTTCCGCCGCCTTGACAATGCCGGTGATGTTGTCTTCGGCACTGGAGTTGATTCCGAACGCCTTGGCGAATCCGCTGCCTTCCTTTGGCTTGCCGAAGAATCCTGCCGCATCCTCGATGATGTCAGCGATCTTTTCGGGGTAGAAGGCGTTGTTCATCAGCGTTCCGTCGCTGGTGCGATAAAGAGCATTGGCAATCGAGAACTCATCCGAAACGCTGATCTTGGGCTGACGGTATCGCGTGTTGCCGATGTAGATGACGTACTCGCCCTTGTCGTTGACAAGTTCGACTTGCGTTCCGTTCGTTGTCGTGAACGTCTTTTTGCCGCCACCGGCCAAGCCGGAACCCTGAAGATTGACGCTGTTGACGCGAAGTTCGTAGGGGGCGACGTACTGCTGAAGGAGTTTCTGTGCCTGCATTCGCTCTTCGCCGCCAAGACGCATCGAGACGGCGTTGACGATATCGGCGTACATGAAATCCTTGCCGTTCAACGCCTTGTTGGTCAAGGTGCCGAACATGCCGTCTTCCTTGACGCGACGGTTGATCTCGTGCGGCGACAGGTAGTAGGTGTCCGCTCCTTGGCGTTGCACCTCAGTCAGACTTTCCCAAGCGTTGATTTTGTTCTGCACTCTTTCGATGTACTCGCCAAGCCTGCGCTCGTCCTCGTTCTTTGACATCTTGAGCTGTTGGATGTATTCCCCGCCGTAATCCTTGTACGCCATCTCCGATTCCATCAGCGTGTATTGGTTGCCGACCGAATCGGACCATGCGTGCTCGATCGTGGATCGCGGCTTCTGAAAGCTCTCGATGAACTTTGCAGCCGCCGACTCCACTTCGTTTTTGGCAACGGCCTTCTTGGACGAGATCAGGTTGGCCTGGTTGGCTCGCTGGAAGTTGATGAAGTTCTGTGCCTGTGGAGTCAGGACATTGGGAACGTAGTCGGAGATGCCGCTTTGGACATCAAGGTTGTCGAGGATCTGCTTGTACTTGGCCGAGAGCTCTCGGATGGTCTTGCTGCCGTTGGGATTGACGGTTGGGTCGAGCAGTCCGCCCTTCATGGCGTCGATGACGATCTTGTACGCCCTGTCCCTTCCGGCCATCTTCGTCATCTCGTCGATGGTCTTGTCCCCGACGAACATGAGAGCAAGGGCGAGTTGGGCGGCCTCGTTGTGCTGGTCGGGCCTGATGTCCGAATTGGCGATGGCCTGAATCATGTCCTGCATCGACAGGCGAAACGCTGCCGTTTGCGAGATGTCTTGTGCCCTGATGTACCGCTTGATGACATCGTTTGCCATGCCGGGTGCCAGACCGAGCCGGTTGACGAACGTGCGTTCAAGATTGCGTGCGGCGTGGTGGATGGCGGCACCGGCCTTGCCACGGCTGGCGAACTTCTCGGTCATGGTCGAAAGAGAAGCCATAACGCCGGAACCCATGTCGTCCGCACCAAGTCCCATGGCGACACGGGCGTTGGTGAACGCCTCTTCGACATCGCTTCCTGCTGCCGCAAGAAGCGGCTTTCCGCTGGCGTTGGATACTTCGGCGGCAGCAGTGGCCTTGGCGTTGAGATAGTCGGCCCGAGCCGTCAGCTCTTCGATTTCCTGTTCCGTGTAGTACTTGGGAAGATCGGTCATGCCGAACTTCTTGTCGTGCTCAAGCGAGTGCTTCTTGAACACCTCGTTGCGAATGTCGTCGATCGACATGCCCTCGTACTCGGTACCCTTGCCGACCTGAATGGGATCGAGCGCGTCTTCGCTTGCTCCGAGGTCGCGCAGGATCTCCTTGACGGCTTCGCCTTCCGCCTGGTCGAGACGCTGCTGGCGTGCGGCACGCTCGGCTTCGACGGCGTTCCTGTCCATGCCGACATCGGCCAACTTCTTTGCAGACTCGTTCTCGATCTCGTTGATCTTGCGTGCAAGGCGACGTTGGAGCTGCTTGTCAACTTCCGCAGCGAGTTCCTGCTGCTGCTTGACGTTTGCCTCGTACGTGGACTCGATCGCGCCCATTTCCGCGTTGTACGCGCTTTCAACGTCACGATGCTTCTGGAATCGAATCTGACGCATCGACTCGTCGATGTCACGCTGGGCAACCGTTTGACGAATCTGCGATTCGGTCATTCCGGCAAACTCGGTGTTGTCGCCGACCTTGACGCCGCCGAGATCTTCAGGAGCGATCCTCAACTGCCGCATCGCCTCGGTGCGAATGTCGGCCTTGTTCATCAGCTTTCGACCGAACGCTTCCTGCCTGAACTTTGGCGGGACTGGTTCGGCGAACAGGTTGACGCGGACGGCACCGATGATGTCGTCGTCGGTCAGCTTTGAGATGTCGCGGTGGTTGTTGACGACATCGACGATGACATCCCTGATCTGGTTGACATCAATGTCGGGAACGTCGTCTCGCGTCATGCGGTGGATCTGCTTTGCCATCGAAGTGATGGACGCCTCAATCCGATCGCCATTTTTCTGAAGCGATGAATCCCGCACTTCCTTGGAGATCTTTCCCGCGTTGAACTTCTCAAGGATGTTGTTGCGAACATTCTCGGCAAGTCGAACCTTGTCAACCTTGGACGAGAACTTCGGGGTGTTCCTGAGTTCCGAGATGTTGCCGGTGAACGCCTGGGCACCTTCCGTCTCGATCATTCGCACGACGGTTGGCTGGTTGCCCTTTCGCTTGGTTGCGACCGCGAACGCCTGATTGGGGTCGAGCAGGTAGTACTCGGTTGGCTTGCCCCGCATTTCGGCGAACATTCGCTCCTGTTCGGCCTTGGTCGTTCGTTCAAACCACTTGGTTTTCTTCTGGCGAAGACGCGGCATCTCGACCTTGACCTGAATCAGACCGTCTTCGGTGATGCCGACAACCTCGATCTGAAGCGGCGTTTCGTGAATGAAGTCCGGGTTGCCAAGTTGCCAGCGATCGCCGACATTGACCTTGTTCAAGTCAATCTGTTCAAGATTGCCGCGAGCCGCCCCCGAGTGATAGGCGGTTTGCTGGAAGTAGGTGAACGCTTGCGAGTCTTTCTCTGCAAGCATCGCCATCGACTCGGCTTCGTCCATCGCAACGACGCGACGGGTTTCCGCCGACTTCATGGCGTTGGACCACGCCTCAAACTGTTCGTCGGTGACAATCTCAGGAAGCGGCTCGATCTGGTTGACGATGTTTGGATCTTGCTCGACGACTTCCTTGGTGGCGATCTTGGCGACGGCCTGCTGGCGTTTCTCCGACCCAGGTGCAGCCGTGCGGTACTCGTACCAATCGTTGCGGTTGGCGACTTCCGAGTTCTTGGCGGGGTCTGCGTTGTCAGGCGTGACGGCAAGAGACAACTTCTGCTTTTCGTATCTTGCCTTGACAGCCGACAACGGATTGTCGGGCGGCAACGGAGAAGCAGGGTTGGTGCGTGCCGCTTCCTGGTCGGCGAGTTCCTGTGCCTTGATGAGTTCCTGCTCTTTGGTGCGAAGACGCTCAAGGCGTTCTTGACGAACGACGTTTTCTTCCTTGGCGGCAACCCGCAACTCTTCCAGTTTGTTCGTGACCTTCTTCTTTGCGTCAAGCCGAATCTGGGTTGAGAATTCCTGGCCTTGCTTGATCGTCCTTCGCAGGTTCTTTTCCTGCTTCTCGATGACGAGTGCCTGCGATTCCGACTTTCTTGCCATGTCTTGGGCGTACAGAAGATCGGCGTAGCTGGCGTTGGGGTCGGCCTGAATCTTCTCGATCGTGCTTTTCACGTCCTCAAGCGTGCTTCGGATCGTGCCCCTGAGGTTGTTCAACGCTTCGGCACGGGTGACTTCATCAACGACTTCCGGGGCAACGTCACTGACCGTTTCGTCGATTGGCCTTGTCGTTCCCGCAACGTCAACAACCGAAGCCTCGGGTGGCTTGGACGTTCCCGACACGATGTCTTGATAGGTGCGAAACGCATCGCTGATGATGTCATCCGCATCAATCACCCGCTTCATTTCCGGCGACGAGAAGTACTCGCCAGAAGCCATGGCGTTCTTGACAAGACCGGCGACCTTGGCCTGCTGGAGTGCCGCCGGGGTGAACGCCGGGACCGACAGTTCGTACGACGTGAACGGCACATGGAAGATTGCCGATTCCTTGGGGGCACTCTTGCTCGTGGTGAACGAGAATCCAATCTTGCTGGCGGGGTCTTTGACAACGCGAACACCAGGCGAGAACGGCCTGCCGTACGCCTTGTAGAACTCCTTGGCCGCCGTGATTCGCGCTTTGGTCACGTCGTCCGCGTCGGGAGCGATGTAGCCCGTGATGTCGTCCGCAAGCGAGTTGCGTTGGATGACGGGACCGGCAATGTCTTTGGGAAGTTCACCACGGCCAAGGACCGGCTTGTACTCGACATCGCCGCCAATCCAAGACAAGAGCTTGTTGATTTTGCCTTGTTCGCCACGGCTGAGAACCTCGCCGATCTCCCTCGCCAACTCTTCCTTGTTGGTCGCCGTTGCAAGTTTCTCAGCCGTGTACCCGGACTTCTCAAGGTAGTCGCGGACGAGATTGTCGCTGATATTGGCACCAGCCTTGATCTCATCAACGGTCTTGTTGAGCACCTTGCCGCCCTTGGCGACAAGCGATGCGGTCCTGCCTCCCTTGCCGGTCAGTTGCGTTGCCCAGCCCGCAGGCCCGACGTACGTGAGCGGATCAAGAGCCACGTCGCCGACAAACCCAACGATGCCCGTGACAAGTCCTGGCCTCACGCCAAGCGACTCAAGCACGTCGCTGGTGTTGACGCGGGGCAGGCCGAGGGCGGCGGTGTCGCCCATGCCCTGCTTGCGGCGTGCCGTGTCACCGGCAGCCAGGTTGAACAGGGCGTTGCGGGGAAGGTCGATGAGGTCGAGGAACCGCGTGACGGGGCCACGGGTGTCGATGGGCACCATGTACGCCCGCTTGACGATCTCGTCCATGTCCATGTCGTTGAGTTCCGACACGGTGAGACGTTCGGTGCGGCGTTGGTTGATGGCCGACTGCGGCGTGCTTCGCCGGTTCTCCTCGATGTAGGAGTCGGTGACGGCGGCACGGACAGGGCTGGGCACCGCAAAGGACGAGAAGTCCGCCCGTGAGAAATCCACGAGCGGATTGTCGAGCATCATCGTTGTCATGGGGTGTCCTTACTGAGCAATCTCTTGAAGCATGCGCAGGGCTTCGTTGGTTTTGGACTTGACCGCCTCGACTTCTGCACTAGTCATGCCGATTCGCTGAGCGACCATATCGACAGCCGACGTGACGGTTCCGGCGACCAAGCCGATTGTTCCAACGAGGCCAGCACCAGCTGCGGCAAGAGTACCCACACCAACAGGACCGCCGGGAATTCCAACGACTGCTCCCGCACCAGCACCAATGCCAGCACCAGTAGCCGTTGCAGAACCGATGTTGCTGAACACTCGCTCGCCGCTGGCTCGCTGTCCGGTGATCTCGCCAGCGAACATGCTTGCAAGACGCCTTGCCTTGGCCTTGGCGATTTCCGCCGCAGGCCCGCCCTGATCGTGCAGCGACTTCAAGCCGCGCACGTAATCGTTGATTTGCGATGCACGCTGAACATCCTGCATCGCATCGGACGGAACCGTGTACGTCGTCTTGTCAATGTTCTGCTTGAGCCCTTCAGCGGCCTGCCGAACAACATCTTCATCCGCAGCACTGATGCCAAGCCTCTCCATGGACTTGGCAACGG